AACCCATTAAGATTCAACGTCGCGATCCGATCTACGGCGTCGGCAAGCTTGAGGTCGAGCTCTGCAGCTTTGACCCACGGTGTTACGTCAGTGATGTAGCGGTTGAATCCATCGTCATCGGCGCCTCGGTACGGTGGTGGCATGTTCCATGTCCTGCGCGATTTACTCCGCACAGCTTTGTCATCACCAAAGAAGATCTTAGGTTCCCGCAACCTGACGCCGCGGTCGATGCCGTAGAACGAGCTCGGGCTCACCGCCGCGGCTTGTAGGCTGAACGCTCGGAGCGTGCTGCATGCCTTGCATTGCAGGACGATCTCGCTGATCGTGTGCGTGATCAGCGCTTCGGCTCCGCACTCTCTGCACCAGTAGCGGCGGGTCGCCAGGTTGGTGCCAGCGGGGACCGCATACGTCTGGCCCGGCGGCGGGCACGCTCGGCACACGACGCGGTCGTCGGACACCAGCTCCAGCCCGCTGAGCTTGCACGCGCTGCACGACGCCTTGTCGCCGTCGACCACCAGGTGCGGGACCTGCGGCAGCTCGGGCTCTTCGTCCATCTCCATCGCGATCATGGCGAACCGCGATGCGGGCTTGTTGTCGTCCATGGTGGGGACGAGCGTACCAATTCGAGTTGACGCCGTCAACTCGAATGCGGCGGTCAGTCCTCGCCGGACGCCGCGACCGCGCCGAGCAGCCAGGCACCGAGCTCGCGAGCCTGCTCGCGGGTCATGCGCTGGGCGTCGACCACGGTGCTGCCGGCGTCGGTCTTGACCTCGTGCTCGAGGATGATCCGCGCCGGCGCGAGGATCGGACCGACATCGTCATTGACGGGGACGAAGCTGACGGTGTACCCGGCGACCGACTTCGGCGATCTTCGCGCGGACCATCGCGTCTCGACAGCATCCTGGACCTTGCGAGAAGCCTCGCGCGCCGCGATCTCGTCGCTGCTCGGGGTAAAGTTGCGCAGCGTGGCGAGGGGTGCTTCCGGCGAATCTGGCTTCCTGCGGCGGATGCGGTCGATGAGCGTCTCCGCCGCGTCTTCTGGGAGCTCCAGCTGCCGGACCGGGACCGGCGGCAGCGTGGTCGCGGCGCGCTCGACACCGGCTGTCTTCTCCACCGCGCGCACGCCGGCGTCCGACGTGTCGGTCTGGCGAGCTCGCCGTCGGAGCTCGTAACGGACGTCCGCGAACCTGGATTGGGTCTCCTCGTCACCTTCGCCGCGACTGAGCAAGGTCGAGAGATCGCGGAGCTCTTTCTCCAGCGCATCACGGCTCAGCACGTCGACGCCGGCCGGGGCGCTCCGTTGCGCTTGGCGGGTCGCCTCCCCGCGCGTCTCCGCACGTGCCTCAGCGAGGTCCACGCCGCGGCGCTTCAGCTCGCGGCGCAGGGCGTTCACGTGGTCCGCCTGTTCCATGGGGACACCCTCCGGCCACGTGATCCCTATCGTGTACAGGTCCTCTCGGATCTGTTCTGTCGACATCAGCTTGATGCTCATCTGGTATCTGTCTCCTGCTTGGTGTCGTTATATCGCTCGCGTCCGTCGCTATTTCTTCGGTGGTGCCATCCAGTCGGGCCTGAGGTCCAGTCCGATCTCGATCAGCGCGTCCCGCTCCGCGTCGGCAATGTCGGGAGCTGTCACCCTCACGATGATCTTGTCGAACGCGCTCTTGACGCGGTTGTCGACGTCGCGCTTCTGCTGCCCGATTAGCATGAAGCGCTGCTGCGCCTTCTCCGCCTCCGCTCTGGAGATGGCGGCTTCCACCGCCAGCGCTCCTTGCTCGGCCTCCATCGTGATGACCTTGCGGGTCAGCGCGTCGCTCAGCTCGTTGACTTTGGTGCGGAGGGCGGTGAGCTCGCGGTCGCGCTGCTGCTCCGCGGTCAGCTCCTCCGGGGTCGTCTGCTCGACATTGAACATGCGCCGATCGCGCAACTCGACGCGGATCTTCTGGAACCTGGTCTTGCAGGCGTCCATCTTCTCCGAGAGTGCTCGGAGCTCTGCTTCCAGCGCTTCTGTAGGTTCGATCATCTGATTCTCCTGGTTATTGACTTTACTCGAACGAGTAGCTGAACCTCGACGACTTGGAGAGCTTCTCCATGCCGAGGAGCGCGCTCCCGAGCGCGTGGGCGAGGTGGTCGTCGCCGCTCGACTTGACGGTCTCGACGATCTCCTTGGTGTCGTCGTCGAGCTCCTTGAACGGCGCGAGCGACTTCAGGTGCCGCTTGAGGAGCTCGACCTCCGGGATGTCGAGCGCCGGCAGCCCGAACTCGCGCTCGCGGACCGCGCGGCAGACGTTCTTGAGCGTGAGCGTGCGGTCCACGGTGACGCGGGCGCGCCCCTCGTCGCTCCACTCCGGCACGAAGGTCTTGCCGTGCTTGACGCTCGAGTTGTACCACTGCGCCCAGAAGCGCCCCTCGTCGCCGTTCGGGCACAGGTTGCGGAGCAGGTACGAGTTGCGGTCCTTGCCGTAGCCGGCGTCCGCGATCGTGATCTCCGGGTTGAACGGCGCGATGTACTTGAGGACCATCTCGGCGCTCTCGAGCTCGCGGTCCGTGTCCTCGAACACGCCGATGCCGATGAGGTACAGGCGCTGGTTGACCGCGTTGCGCCCGAGGACGACGACCCAGTTCAGGTTGCCCCAGTCGATCCCGACCGAGACCATCGACCACGACCTGGTCCGCGCCGACATCAGGGCGTGGCCGGAGCACGCCCGGATGAAGTCGGCGTCGCCGAGCATCTCGAGCTCGCCGGCGGCGGGGACGCCGACGACGTAGCAGAGCCACAGCTCCTTGAACCGCATGTCGATCTTGTCCTGCATCACCTGCGTCGCGCTGATCCACGGTGCGATCAGCTGGGACATGTGGTACCCGCGGATGAGCTGCCGGTCGGGGAACCTCGGGACCCACCGCCCGGTGAACACGCGGTCGAGCTCGCCGCGACACGTCTGCTTCCGGCAGAGGTACGCGTAGCTCTCCGGCGGCAGCTCGCGCGTGCCGAGCGGGAAGTCCTTGACCTGGACGATGCTCTCCGTGTGGTTGACCTCCTGGTCGAGGCCGCACGTCTTGCACTTCACCAGCCAGACCTGCTGGTCGGAAGCCCGGAACGGGACGTCGATGCCCTGGTTCGGCAGGGTCGGCGTGGAGATCTCGCGGAACAGCCCGTGCTTGGAGCTCTTGAGCGACTCCTTGAACGCGAACTCCACCTTGTCGCGCATCCGGTCCTTCTCGTCGAGCGTGACGCCGTCGGCGTCGACGCCCTCGCCGAGGTTGCTCTCCCACGCGCTGCGGAACAGCCAGTAGGAGTCGCCGACCCGGCGCGTGAACACCTGGTTCGGCGTGCCGGAGAGCGCGGCCATGCGCGGCGTCTCGGCGTACGCCGCCGCGACGCGCGTGTTGGAGAAGTCGATCAGCTGCTTATCGCGAGGAAAAGTTGTGATCCATTTCGTCCCCGGGTTCGTCGCTAGGAAGTGGAGCACCTCGCTCGCGCTGAGCTCGGTGACGCCGACCTGCCGGCCCTTCTCGTAGACCTTGTGAGGGTGCTTGTCGCGCAGCGGCTGGCGGTGGAACGGCCGGTGGTGGAGGAGGCGAGACCGCAGCTCCTTCTCGTAGTCGCTCCGTATGAGCGTCTGGCGGACGGCGCCGAGCGACTCCTCCGACAGCTTGCGCCGGTTGTCGAGCACGAGCGGCTCGCCCTTCACTCGCCGGTTGAGCATGCACCAGACCACCGGGTCGGTGTCGGCGACGGCCTCCAGGCCGGACATCGCGTCCACGTCCGGGGGCAAGTCGATGAGCGCGGAGATCTTCATGCGCGCGATTGTCTCATGACCCGCCGCTCCCGAGTTGCCGGCTCCCGACACCGAGCGCCCGCCCGAACACGTACGGTACCCAGCTCGCAGGCAGTGGCACGCGCTGACCTGCACCGAACATCAGCCAGCGCGCGACGAACCGCGGGCAGACGCAGACCAGCCACCAGGCCATGCGACTCAGGCGACCGACGGGGCGGCCGGGCCCCACGCGTCGAGGCCGGCGGCGACGCACGCCGCGACGGACGCGTACCTCCCGTCCGGGCCGTCGGGGAGCACTGGCCACATGATGTAGTTTGTAGGTATGCCGTCGTCCCACGACGTCACCACCTTCTCGGCCTCCTCGCGGCTCACGAACGTGACGGCGTCTTCCCGATCGTCCGTACGGATCTTGGACCAGAACCCGAATCCGAAGCCGAGCGCGCTCCCGAGGTAGACGCCCATCTCCGGGTGCACGATCACGAACCGCGTCTCCGGGCGGTACTCGACGGTGAAGTCCTCGCTCTCCGCCTGTACGGCGCACGCGCCGCAGACCCGGTCGGCTCCCCCGTTCACGCGGCCGACGTACGGCTCGAGGCACTGGACGTCGTGGTGCAGCAGGCACGACGCACACTCGCAGTCCGGGTGGTGGAAGTCGACCATCACGCACTGGTCGTCCGTGGGTTCGGTCCGCGGTTGACCGACGTTGCTCTCGAAACTCATTTGGTTGTTCCTTCGGAAGGTGTCGAGCCTCACTTAGAGGTTAACGCTTACTCCGAGCATTGATGATCTCGCAGCAGCGTTCACGAGCGATGACCTTTAGGATTCTGGCGTCCTCTCGTAGGTTGGGAGGACACCTATCGAGATCATACAGAGCCATGCCGGTTGCATCCGTGTCCAAGGTGAACTGGTTGCGCGATTCACTGAGTAGTTCATTGCGCAACTCACGGATCTGCGCATCCGTAATAGACTCAACGGTCAGCATTTTGTCTGTGTAAAGCTACGAGGCGTTACAGTGATGCTTCTACCATCGTTACGAAAACTCGCTCTTTACAGTCGGCGCACTCGAACATGAACGCTGCCGCTGACGGACCAAGAACAAGCAATCGGTCAGCGTGCGCGGGGTGACGCTGGCGAGCTATGTCGTTAGCTCGGTTAGACACGCGCGCTTGACGTCCGACCGCAGCGTCTTCGCAGAGCTTGTCGTATATCGCTACATTTTTGACGAGCGCTACGTGTCCAGGCTTCGGCGGCCTACCGATCTTGCTGCTCACGGCAGCTCCTTGAGCAGCTTCTCGGCCGCGCACTTCAGGCAGTCAGTCGAGCAGGGTCCAGAGTCGCCGGTACCGCCGGGCCCGTGCTTCGTGTAGATCGGGATGCGGCGCACGAGCTCGCGCAGCTTGTCGTTCTCTGCGCGCAGGTCGTCCGCGCGGATGCTGACGGCGACCTCGGTCGACGACGTCATCCGGATCAGCGACGCGTCAGCGATCCCGGTCGGGTTGTAGCCGGCGGCGCGCGCGGTCTCCTCACGCCACTCGCGGTACGCCTCGATCTGAGCCTCGCTGTACGCCTCGCTCGTGAAGCGTGGGCTCGCGTATTCGGAGTTGTGACCCTCGTTGCTCGCTCCCCACCCCGCGTCGTACCCGGCGTGGAACGCTGCCCGCTGCAGCTCGTCGTCGGTGGTGATCATGCAGGCTCCAGGTCGATGAGGTGTTCCCATACGCCGATGCGCTGACCAAGTTTGCCGTACGGGCCGCCATCGTCGTATCGCAAGCGCGCGCCGCCGCAAGAGACCTCGAGCACGGCGGCGGTGGCCCGGTTGTGCTTCTGGCGCACCCGGTCGCCCGCGGCGATCCCAGTCACCTGGACGACCTCGGCAGGGCGTCGTTGGCCACCTTCCGGAGCCAGGCGGACACGGACGGGAAGCCGAGCTTCTTGCTGTGCTCGACCCACAGCTCGAAGTCGTTCGACGCGCACCGCAGTTGGTGGCGCTTGTCCAGCTCCGGGGGCAAGACCCTCGGGCGCCCGGGTGACCTCTTCTCCTCGCCGCCGTCCTCGTCCTCCTTCTTCTTGATGCGTTCGCGCTTAGACATATGCTCCTTTGAGGTCAGCTTGCAGGTTCCCGTTGACATTGTCAACGGGAACGTGGGCGTTGCGGGTTCGAGGTCGGCTACTCCTTCAGCTTGGCCTTGGCGACGAGCGTGTCGAGGTCGGTCCGGTCCATCTCCGGCGTCGTGGTCCTCGACACCGTGACGGTCTCGAGCGCCGGGCGGCTGACGTTCTGGATCCGCTGCCACTCCACGTCGGTCAGCCTGGCGATCACCTCGTACGGGACGAGGCCCATCCCGTCCGAGCGGTACCGCAGCGCTTCCAAGTACGCCGCGCTCTCGCCCGGCGGAGCCGGGGCTACCGGGCCGCCTCCGTCGCCTGGGTAGGGTGGCGAGACGCCTCCTGCGGTAGCTGCGCCATGGCCATGCGGAGGGAGTTCTGCATCCGCCGCATGGCGGAGGCGACGTCGCTCACCTCGGATGCGTCTCCCGGGCGAGGGCCGATCGGGTCCTCGCTCTCCCCGAGGCTCACCGCCTCGGCCTGCCTGACCAGCAGACGCAGCGGCCGGAGCTGGCGCTGGGTGACGAGGAGCATGGTCGTGGCCAGCGCGAGCTCGAACAGCAGGAACGCGACCCCGAGGCGGGCGACGACGTCGCGTCGGACCTCGGCGATCTTGTCCTTCCGGATGCCGATCCGGAACGATCCCCAGTGGACGACCTCGCTGTTGCTGGGGTTGCGCAGCCATATCGGCTGCGCGACGTCCCACGCCACGTGCCCGGTGTCGCGGTTGTACTCCTGGACGAGCGGCTCGTCGCCGGTCCACGCGGCGGCGCGCTTGTGCATGGGCGACTCGAACCGCCTCTTGGATCTCGCGTTGACCGCGTCGACCTCGACCTTGCCGGTCGGCGGGTGCGAGAACGCGGACAGGGTCGTCGGGATGTACCCGGTCAGGTCGTTCCCGACCGCGTAGAGCAGGAGCGGGTCCGACGCCGTCATCGAGTCCTCGATGTGTTGGATCCCAGCGCTGTCGGTGAACCAGTCGAAGGTCGAGTGGTACCGCGGCTCGGCGACCGGCACGGTGAAGTGGATCTCGGTGTACGTCGGCTTCGCGACGTCGTCCCATCGGAGGACGCCCGTCTCCACCGCGCGCTGCAGGATGATCCCGTAGGTGGCCGCGCCGGTCTTGGCGAGGGCTCGGCCGCGCGCGAGGATCTCGTCCTCCTGCATGGCGACTGTCGTGTAGGTGACCCCGACGCCGATGCTGGCCAGTAGGGCCAGCGACACGAGGATGATCTGGAACGTGGTGCGTGTGCTGATCGACTTGAACATTGAGACATCTCCGATTGATTTGGTACCTGCGTTTGTCACTTCAACGTGTCGTGCCACCAATACTTGTCGGTCCAGTGCAGTCGGCCCGACCTGTCCGTGTGGTGCAGCTTGTGCCCTACCGCCAGCCGGCACACGTGCTCCCGGTCCATCGTGTGGCCGCAGTACCTGCCGCCGCTGACGACGTCCGGCTGCGCCGACTTCACCCTGTACTGCTTGTGGATGAACGGCTCCGGCTTGTCGGCGTCCTTGAAGTCGACGATCGGCTGGCCCTGGACTTCGGCCGCGCGCCGCAGCATCTCGCGGTGCAGCTTCGCTCCCTCGCTCTGGCTGACCTCGTCCCAGCTGTGGGCCGCTGCTTCTCGGTGGTGGCGCACGAACTCGATGGAGTTCATGAACACGTTGACCTTGTCGGGCTTCCCGACCGGGAAGCCCGCGGTTCTCGGCTTCTGCAGCTTGTTAGCCATGAACGTCAGCGCGCCCGAGCACATCGACCCGGTCTCCTGCGCGAACCACCCCTTGCTCCAGCGCGGGTCCTCGTAGTTGATGGTCCTGTGGCACGGCAGTGGCTCGTCGCGGTGCATGCAGTCGATGAATCCTTCTGGCGAGCTCGCGCCGAGCCACCCGGGCATGGAGTCGCGGCGGAACGGGCAGGCCGAGCACGGCTTCGGCGTCGGCGGCCTGTATGTCATTGGACGCTCCGCCCGCCGCAGAACCCGAACCTCGGTGCGTTGGCAGCGATCTCGACCGCCTCGACGGCTGAGACCACGCCGAAGATGGTGTACTTCGCCCACTCCGGCAACGACGACATCGCCGCCACGACCAGAGATGACTCGTCCACCACCGTCTTGAACATCAGGGCGCGCATCGACGGCGTCGAGCCGAGCAGCGGGTTGCCTTCCCGGAAGTAGTGGCCGTCCGCGGTGTGGAGGTCCCACCGCCCGTAGTTCGACGCCTTGACGGTCTGCGCGACGTCGCACGCGACGAGCGCCATCGTCGTTGACGCGAGCACACCGACGCGCTGGTTGGCGGTGCAGGCAGACAGCGCTGGTAGCGTGAGCGCGAGGAATGTCTTGACGGTGACCTTCATCTTCCTTGGCTTTCTTCGACGAAGCGGCGCAGCAGGATGCTGTACAACAGAATCTCGTCCTCGCTACCTCTCTTGGCTTGTCCATACAGGATGGCGAGTAACTTGATGCTGTGTCGGTCATTCGGAGCCGCTCGGATTAGGTCGAGTTCTTCCTTGGATGTGCGACGCTTGTTGTTGGTGGTGATTTTCATGGTTCACCGTCACTCTTGTTATTGTTGATAATTAGCTTGAGCGCCTGCTGATCATCTTTTGTCATGTGTCTCCGTGACGAGCAACGAGGCCCATGATGATCTCCGCGAGCGCGTCCAGCCGATCCGCGTCTCGGTTCAGGATGGCGATACCATCCTCGGCGTGACCCTTGTCCATCCTGTACCTGTTCGCTTGGGATTCGAGCGCCGACGCGACGTCCTGAGCGAGGTTGGCTGGGATGTCAACCGTGATCGCCTCGGCAGCTGGCGGCTCGGCGGTCTTGACGGTCTCAGCCTCGGCCGTTACTCGCAGGATGACCACCACTTCCCATGAGTGCTCGTCGTCGCGGTCCTGGAGTTCGATGTGGTGGTACATCGAGATCTTGGTCGACGTGTTGATGCACGGGTAGCTGAGATAATCGCTGCTCAGGTGCCTCGTGACTTCCGCACCGCACGTCGGGCAGGTGTCAGTGATCTCGATCGGCAGGTAGCAGCGCTTCAGGTCGAGCTCCGTCTGCTCGTCGGTCATCTTGATCTTCACGACGTCACCTCCGGTTCCGGGTCGACGGCGAGCTGTTGGACGCGGACCCGCTCGGCGTGCGCGTGGAGGTGCTTGACTGCGGCGGGCAGCGCGATCCGCCCCTTCTGGGTCCGAGAGATGAGCCCGAGCTCGAGGAGCGTCGGCTCGATGACGCCCTCGATCACGCCGCGCTCTATGCCGAGCTGGGCCGCGATGGTGAGGACGCCAACCGGCGAGCCGAGCCGCTCGCACAGGACGCCGAGGTACTCGCGGTCCTTGCCGTCGAGCCCGAGCGAGTCGAGGCCGAGCGCGTCGAACGTCGCCTCCGCGACCTCGGTCGTCAGCACCTGCTCGCCGGCGGACTCCATGAAGTCGCGGCAGTTGCGCACGAGCCGGTTCGCGACGCGCGGCGTGCCGCGGCTGCGCCGGCCGATCGCGTCGGCGACGTCGTTCGCGTTCCTCGTCCAGCTGGCCTGCGACTCGCCGGCGTGCTGGAGGCGGACCCCGAGCTTGGCCATCGTGCGGTGCGCGATGGTCGCGAGGTCCTCGGCCGAGTAGTGGCCGAGCTGGAACGTGTAGGCGAAGCGGTCGCGCAGCGGCCCGGTCAGCAGGTGCATGCGCGTGGTCGCGCCGACCAGGGTGAACGGCTGCAGCGGGAGCCGCACCGTGCGCTTGCCGGCGGACAGGTCGACGTGCCCGTCCTCCATCGCCGTGTACAGGAGCTCCTGCATCGCCGGCTTGAGGCCGTGGATCTCGTCCAGGAACAGCACGTCGTGCCGGCCGAGCGTGGTGAGCAGGCCGGTGAGCTCGCCCTTGTGCTCGATCGCCGTGGCGACCGCGGCGTGGAGCCGCGTGCCCATCTCGGAGGCGAGGATCTGGGCGAGCGAGGTCTTGCCGCACCCGGGCATCCCGGCCAGCAGCACGTGGCCGCACGCGCGCTCGCCGTGGCGGGCCGCGACCACGGCGCGCCGGAGCACATCGATCGTCGGGCGCTGACCGACGTAGTCGTCGAACGACGCGGGCCTGATGTCCTGGTCCTTGCTCATGATCTACTCCTTCAGGCCGAGGAGATTCCGCTCCTCCAGTGTGAGCTTGGCGAGCGCAGCACGTCGCTTGGCATCGTTGTTGGTGTTGTTGATGAAGATCGGTGTGAGTAGGTAAGCGCCTGTCTTGTCGACGATGGCCTGCCGGGTGATGGGGTCGTATCCTTTGCCAGTCCACGTCCCCGGTTTAGATGCCTCGAGAGCCCCCTCTGCTGTGTAGTAGTAGACACCAGACGGACCATTTCTCCCGTTGTCGTCATCAGTCACGGACTCGAACACCTCGCGGTACTCGACGGTGATTGTTTTCACGTTCATGGCTTCGCTCCATCCTGGGATACGGGATCGTCGAACAGTGCGTGCTCGAGGTTGTCTAGGCTGTCGATGTGCGCCTCGAGCATCGCGAGCTCCACCTCGAGCGCCTCCGCGCGCGCCTCGGCGTCGGCTCGCGCCGCGTCGGCTTCGTGGAGCTGCAAATGCAGCTTCACCTGCAGATCCGTCGCGGTGGGTCCAAACCTGTTCTTGAGGATCGCTCCGCTCTTTGGATTGACGATGATGTCTGCCAAGAGACCCGCCTTCCACTGCGCTTCGCTCAACTTGTCGAATGTGTCATCCGACGTGACGACGAATCGCATATATGGCGTGGCAGCGGTGTAGGTATTGTCGAAGACCTCCGACACCGACTCGACGCCGAAGGTCTGCCGGAGCTTGACGTGGAGCTCGGCCAGCTGGCTCTCGGCCGCGTCTGCTCGAGCCCGCTCGGTGGCGATCAGGTTGCGAGCTTGGATGAGCTGGTGCGCCTGGTCGTCGCGGTCGGCGGCGAGCCAGCGGATCCGCTCGCGCAGGTTGAGCTCGTCGTTGTAGCCGACGCCGTCGCGCTCGGTGTCGGTGCGAGGGACCTTCGCGGTGTCGAGCTCTTTGGTTATGTCGTCTCGCACGCTCGTCATCGTTGCGGAGAACTGCTCGCGACCGGCGCGCCGGAGATCTTCCGCCGTCGGGCGAGTGTAGTCGGTCAGCAGCGCGTATGCGCGGCAGTCGTCGTCGCAACACTCGGGGTTCTCGCAGAACTTGCAGGTCACAGGGTCTCCTTCGCTCGGCGCTCGCCGAGCACCAACAGCACGGGCGCCGCGATCATGATGACGCTCACGCAGGTGATCGCGCACACCAGGCGAGGGATGAACAGCAGGACGTGCCTCATGACGGGCAACCCTACCTTCTTGCGGGTGACAATGTCAACAGAAACTACTTCGTGGTAGCCACGCGGCGCAGCGCCGCCGCGATCCAGGACTCCAGGCCGCCCGCGCGCTCCTGCTCGGTGCACGCGTCGACGGCGACGACCGCGGCGACCCGCTTGTACCCGGCGGCGGAGAGCGCCGCGATCGCGTCCGCGCGGTCGCCGTTGAGCTCGCGGACGCGATCGAGGTGGTCGTCTTCCGGCCACGCGGTGCACCATTCCTCGACCGCGCCGGCGGCTTCGCTGGCCGTCGGTTGAGGGCTCGCGGCGGGAGGCGTCCCGCGCCGGATCAGGTTGAGATGGTCGTCGACGATGACTGGGATCGGCATCCGCTTCAGCGGGACGACGCGCGGCTCGCTGGCCTCGCGCGAGGACCCATGACGGTCAGTGAGGTCGGGCGCCGCTACGCGCCCGGTCAACGGGACGAGGCGCGGCTTCTCGGCCCTGCGCGGGGCCCGCTGCAGGACGGCGCGCGCGTCTTGTCCCGGCAGCGTCTCGGCTACCGCGCGGCGCTTCGCGCCGCGCCGGGACCGCCAGCGCTCCGCCGCGGCGCCGATCCTGTAGCCGAGCCACAGGAAGACCGGCGCACCGGCGCTGAAACCCATGACCAGGGCGTCGAATTCTCGGTTCGTCATGACTTAGTTGCCTCCGGCGGGCGGGTTCGTCGGGCTCGGTGCTTCGTGGTTGTCGCCGACGGACGCCGCCCACTTCTCCATGAGGAAGTTGTACTCCTGGAACACCTCGGCGAGGCTCTTGCCGAGCTTTGCGATCTCGTGACGCCTGGCGTCCGGCGACTCGCCGGGGTTGAGCGGCGCCTGCTGGAGGTCCGACAGGCGCAGGATGCGGGCGCTGAGCTCTTGCATCTTGACGACGATCGGGGTGATGAGCTCTGCGGCTGTGAACAGGATGGCGGGCATGTCGTCTCCGTTGCGAGTTAGACGGTCATCTCCATGATCAGGCGCTTGACGGCGTCGTCCCTGATGTCGGTCCGGCATGACCACAGCCCGACCTCGTAGTGCTGGGCGACCGCGGCGTCGACGAGGAGCACGCCGGGGAGAGTGCCGGGGCGGCAGACGTCGAGCACGTCGCCCGTCTTCTGGAACCGGATCCAGCTGTGGTCGACCGCGCCGACCCGACCGTCCTCGACGGACATCGCCCGGGTGGTCGGCTTCCGCGCCGACAGCACGACGAGCACGGCCCGCGCCAGCTCGTGGCTCCGGCAGCCGTCGAAGCGGACCATCGCGACGGCGGCGCGGGCTCGCCGCCAGATCCTGACCTCGCTCGGCGCGAACACCTCGCGCTCGGCGAACGTCCTCACTTCGAGGACCTGATCAGGTCTTGGAGCGTCTTGATGATGGCGATCAGCTTCACGGCGCGCTTCGCGTCCTCGAGCTCACCCGCCGCGCCGTCGATCGTGCACAAGCCGTCGCGCTGGAACCTCGCCAGGACGTCCTCGGCGTGCGCCTTCGTCTCCCGAACGAACCGCGCATCATCGGACGTCAGCCCGACGCTGGCGAACGTCAGGCAGTGCGTCCGCAGCGCCATCGCCATTTGATATGACGTGTCGTGCGGCGACAAGATGATGTTTCGCTCAGCCGCCGCGACTTTCAGGTAAGCTTCCCAGGTCACAGACGCCTGGCACATCAAGAGGACTTGGTCGTCGGTGAACTTATACACGGTCACTCCTTGTCAGTGGTGGTTGTCGAGTTGGCCGACTCGTCGCCGTACTCGAAGCGGCGCCACAGCTCCTCGAGCTGGCCACGCGTGAACACGTTCTCGTCGAGGAGCCAGCGCGCGAAGTGGTCGTGGCAGTCGATGCGCGTCATGAACTGGTTGGCCGACTCCTCGGTCGGGACGAGCGCGGCGGCGAGCACCGCGTACTGCTCGTCGTGGCCTGGGCCGATCTGGTGCAGGCCGGGGTAGCGGTCGCCGACGAGCTCGACCACCGTGTACGTCCGGGCGGCCCGGACCCTGGTCGCCGCCTCCGGGCTCAACCCCGCGTCGATCGGGTCGTTGTCGGGGTTGAGGCTCTGGTCGCGCACGATGAACTCCGTCCCGGCCCGCCACACGGCGAGTTTCCGCCAGTCGTAGCGCTCGCGGCGGTCGGGGCACGGGTTGGCCACGTCGGCGACGATCCGGTAGGTGCCGGGCTTGATGCGCACGTCGTTCTTGTTGGTCATGTCACTTACCCCTTTCGAGCGTAGTTGCGTGTGCGGACTGGTTTCGTGGTCAACGCTTCGCGCGCGGTCCACCCACGCTCCAGGCGACCGCTGATGGTCTTCTACCTGTGACCAGGCCCCCAAGTTTTTCCTCCATCATGGCTGTGGTGGCCGGCGGCGACGGCTCGCGGGTTGACCTTGAGGCCCTGCTGGGCCTCCGCGCGCGCGACCGCTTGGCGGAGCGCCGGGCTGCCCTGCGCCGCGAGCGTGCGGTACGCGCAGACGTCGGTGACGTCGTCGCGGTCCTCGGACCGCCAGCCCTCGAACGCCACCGCCCCGTTCGGGGCGATGCGGACGCGGGCGCGCCCCGCGGTGAGCGCGGCCTCGAGTCGCGAGAGCGCTTTCTTGATCTTCTCGTTGCGGGAGAGCAACGTCTCGCCGCTCTTGAGTTTGGTGTCGCAGGGCATGAGATCGCTCCTCGTTGAGGTGGTTGCGGGTTGTGACTGCGCGGATGGCTACCCGAGGTCCAGCGGGCGCGCCGGGATCGCGATGCGCTCCTCGCCGCCCATCCCGTCCTCCATGACCTCGAAATCGACGTTGGCGAAGCGCTGGCGGTCGATGGTGGGCGTCGCCTCGGCGGGCGCGGCGGCCTCGCCGTCCAGGTCGAGGAACGCGATCCGCGCGCTCTCGATCTGTCCGCGCTGGATGTCGAGGAGCACGGTCTCCCGGGTCTCGCCCTCCTTCTCGATGCGTTTCACGATCGTGCGCGCCGCCTTGCGCGCCTGCTCGATGGCCGCGTCGATCTTCGTGCGGCGCTCGTCGCTGAGCATGCCGCTCATCTCGCGCGCCCGGTTCGCCGCCTTGCGGATGGCGTCCGGGTCGAACGCCTTGATCCCGGCGTCCATCTGCTGGACGAGCTGGCCGATCTCCTGCGTGATGGCGCGCGCGGCCTCCGCGTCGTCGGACGCCACCCGCCCCTTGAGCGCGTAGATGCCGACGCGCGTGTGGGTCGCGCTCTCGTTGTGCTCCTCGGCCATGCGTCGGGCCGTCGCGATGGCCGCGTCGAGCGCGCCCTCCTGGTCGGCGGGGCAGAGCAGGCCGAACGACGTGTCCGAGCACACCTTGCGGATCTCGGCCAGCGCCTTCCCGCGCACCTTCACGGCGCGCTCGTGCTCGGGCTTGTCCTCGATCACGCGGCGGGTCTCCCACCGCGTGACCTCCTTGCCCTCCTCGGGAGGCAGGTCCGTGTCGAGGTCGATGCGTTGGTAGCTCACGCCTCCCACCACGGTCGACTTGACCGAGACGAGCAGGCCGGGGCGGATGGTGCTGGCGTTGGACATGGTTCCTTTTGTGCTCCTTAACGTTGACGTTGTCAACTCGAATTAGACGTGCTCGGTCATGCTCACGTAGCGTCGACCGTCGTCGTCGACCAGCGCAAACATGACCCGACCTTCGGCCGCGCCGCGCATTCGCGTGGTCCAATACTCGTCTTCTGCGACAGTGTGTTCGGTGTCTGCCGCTGAGATGGGTACGAGCGGCATGGACTCCCACGCCATAGGGTGGATGTCGTCGGTGCCTGGCCACACGCGGCGCGGGCCCATCGCGGCGACGTCGACGACCACGACGGTCTGGCCGGGCAGCACGCGGGTGGCCCGCGCAGGGAGCAGCGTGAGGCGCCGCAAGAACGCGTAGTCGGTGCGAGGCATGAGGTTTCCTTCGTGGTGTTGCGTCCGGCAGACCGCGAGCTCGCCGCTCGCGGCTCCGATGGGCGCAGCGCCCTACAGCTCGAGGCAAGTCAGATCCGGCTCGGGTCCGGCCGCTTCCAGCTGTCGACGTCGCAGAACGCCGCGAACATGACCCGGTCCAGCGCGGGCGCGGTGTGGTTGACGACCGCGACGACGAATGGGCCGTCGATCTTGACCACGGGCGTGTTGTCGAATCCTCGCGTCACGGCGACCTCTGCCGCCGCGCTGGCGCGACCTCCGAGCTCGTTCATCTCCAGGCGGAGCTGCTCGCATGCCTGCGTGACCACGTGGTCACCCCGCCGCATCCCGAGCATGTACGAGGACCCGTCGCGCACGCGGAGGTCGATCATCGGGAAGTCCAGGTGCACCTTCTCCGCGGCGTACGCCGACGTCGGAGGCGTCGCCATAGCTGCGGCGCGGCGACAGAGGTCTCCGCGGGTGACCGGCTTGTCGGCCGTCTGCTGGAAGAGGAACGTGTACTTCGTCTTCGTGTGGACGGTGACGACCATCTCCGACCGCCAGCCCGTACCCAGCAAGTTCTTGAGGACCGCGCGGTGGATGCCGTCGCGATCCAGGTACGCGCGCCCCGGATCCATCCAGCGGGCGGCGATGTTCAGGGTCGCTGCCAGGAAGATGTCTGCCGGCGAGCCTTGCGAGATCTGCGCTTCCCAGCCCTCGGCCGCGAGCCAAGCGGCGTGCGCGGCGGGGTCCACGGTCGCGTTGCTGCGCACCTCGGGCATCTGCGCCGCGAGGCGGGCTCGGCGCCGGAAATGCGCGAGCCACGTCACCTGATCCGGGTTGTTCGGGTTCCCGGCCCAGATGGCCTCGTCCAGGTGACGCTCGGTCGCGAGAGGGTCGCTGATGAGAGGATCCGCGGCGGCGAGCGCGGCGGGCATCGTGAGGTGAGAGAGTGCGAATGACGTCATTGGATGTGTTTTCTTTTTGGTTGGGGGAGAGGTTAGTGATTTGGTCAGATGCCGTCAGCCCACGATGGGAGCAGTCCCGGTGACGCGTCGTGACGGATGATGTGCGCGAGCTCGTTGCGCTGAGCCAGCGCTTTCGCGACCTGCGCGCGGTACGGCGCGGTCACCGCGCGGTACATCGGCGAGAACAGCGCGCTCGCCGGCGCGAGCCCGGTAGCGCCGATGACGCGGCCCGACGCGTCGCGCACCTGCCCGCTCGGCACGAGCAGGTCCTCGACGCCGCGGCCGGCGGCGAGCGCGCCGAGGACGGTGACGATCGAGACGATGTAGAACGTGCCGACTCCGAACATGCGGTCGCCCGGAACGAAGTTGGGCAAGCCGGCGACGCCGACGTACCCGGTCCAGTCGATGAGCCCGGTACGGTCGAGCGCGCACGCGGTTTCGTACCCGCCCTGGCCGTCTGACGCGGCGTCGGTCAAGCACATGTCGCCGCGTTCGTGCGCCTCCGTGGCGCGCGACAGCTCGCCCGGCGCGCAGGCTGGGTACTCGGTCCTCTGCTCGACGATCGCATCGGGCGGACCGTTCGGGTCGGGGCAGCGGCGGATGATGGTGACAGGGTGCGGGGTGAGGTTGGTGATCGTGACCATCGGAAGGAGATCTTTCTGCCGCGACTCGCGGCGTGTTCTTGTCGCTCCCTCGCCAACGCGGCGAGGTCTCAAAGGGGCCCGCGACCGCAGGGAGCGGTGGGGAAGCGGCTAGAAGCTAGATCGGAGGTGGTTACAGGTCGAGCGTCCGGACCTGGGCGTCCGCTACGCTCTCGGGCGTGCTCGCGTGGCGCGCTCGGCCCTTCGCCCAGTCGCGCAGAGCGTCGAGGCGCTCGCGCGCAGTCTTCGCCAGCGGCGTGACGGTCGCTGCTGCGTTGACCAAGTCGTCCGTCGTGATCGGTCGGCGCCCGTCTTCGAACGCTGCGAACAGCGCGTCCGGTACGATCGCGGCGATCTCGGCGCCCGTGAACCCCTCGGTGACCCGCGCGACCTCTTCGACGTGGGCGCCCGGGTCGCGCCCGTACTGCCGGAGCGTGGTCGAGATGATCTGGCGCCGCTCCGCTGTCGTCGGCAGGTCGACCCAGAACAGCTCGTCGAAGCGGCCCTTGCGGAGGAGCTCCGGAGGCAAGCCGCGCACGTCGTTCGCGGTCGCGATAACGAACACCGAGCCTTCCCGCTCCTGCATCCAGGAGAGGAGCGTGCCGAGCGCGTCGGCAGCGACGCCGCCATCTCCGGCCGGCCCGCCCGCACCCGCGAGGGACTTTTCGATCTCGTCCGCCCACAGGATGCACGGGCTGACGGCCTCCGCCACGCGCAGCGCCTTGCGGATGTTGGCCTCCGAGTCGCCGACGTACTTGGAGCGCAGCGCGCCCATGTCGAGGCGGAGGAGCGGCATCTGCCACGCGCTCGCCACGGCCTTCGCGGTGAGGGACTTCCCGCACCCAGGCACCCCGACCAGCATCGCGCCTTTGGGTGCGGGCAGACCGAACGCCCGCGCTTCCGGGGTGAAGGCGGAGCGCCGCGCGGTGAGCCACGCCTTGAGGACGTCGAGTCCGCCGACGGCGTCCAACCCGCGCGGGTCCGGGTCGTGCCACGTGAGGACGCGCTCCCGGGCGATGACCCGCCGCTTCTCGCTCGCGACGAGCACGGGGTCGATCGTCTTCGTGGTGACGAGCGATCTCGCGTAGCAGTTGCTGATCTCCTCGGCCGTGAGGCCGATGGCGCTGTCGATCGCCTGGTCGCGGGTGCCCGGCGGCACGGCGCCGGCGCGCACGCTGTCGGAGAGCGCGTCGACCGTGTCGTCGAGGATGCGCGCGACGTCGCCGCGGTCGGGGAGCGGGTAGTCAATGACGGTCGCGCCGGAGAGCTCGGGCGGGACCTCGCCGCTCGGCGTGAGCACCACGATGGTGCGGGCGTCCTTGGGGAGCGCGCTCTGCAGGTCGCGCGCGAGGTTCCGCAGCGAGCGCAGGATGATCGGGTCGAACCACTTGTGCAGGTCGCGCATCACGTACACGCAGCGTTCGCCCTTGCGACCACGGATCCACTGGAGCGCGAGTCCCGGGTCCGCCGCGGGGTCCACCACCACGCCTTTTGCGTCGGTGACCCCACTGACACAGTCCCAGTAGCGTACGATGTACGATGCGGATCCGCACGCGTCGATCAGCGCGCGCTCGACGCGCACCTCTTCTCGAGACGAGATCCAGAGCAGGGTGTGACGCGCGCGCAGGAGCGCGCTGATGTCCGAGTTGACTTGGCTGGCGTTCATGGTCCGTGTCTCCGTTCTTCGTCGCGGATATCCGCGAACAGCTTGCACAACTTGGCTTCGGTCCGTCGGTGGTCTAGCACCCGCGCTCGAACCTTGAGTTCGACGTGACGCCGAGCGAGTATCGCGCGGCGTCTCGGTCCGGTCTGATACATAGTGGTGTCTCTCGCGATCTCGGCGTTGACGGCCTCGCGCGAGATTATCACGATGACGAGATCATCGTCGCTGAGCCCGGCCGTTTCCGGGACGCTGCCAGGTTGGCTGGACCGGCGGAATTTCTCACTCGTCGTCATCAGGGGATCCTCAGGCAGGTTTGTGGGTAGGAGCATGAGGCTTCATGTTGACGTTGTCAACAGGAACCCGCACACCACTACCTCATTATTGCATGATGCTACTCCTCGACGTTCCAGTGAACGCCCTCGATCCCGAACAGCCGGCGGACGCTGTCGTCGCTCTCGCCGCGCTTCGGGTCGACGGCGTGCGCGTCCCGCATCCATTTGACGCACGGTTTGCAGATGCCGTAGCCGGTGTCTCGGTCGCGCCACTGCCGGCCGCGCGTTCGTTCGTCACAGCAGCAACACCGCAGGACGCAAATGGGCTCGCTCATGTCGGGATGCGCGTGCCCGAGCCTCTCGGCGCCGGCTTCGGTGTCGACCACGACCGCGCCGAGAGCGACGTAGTCTTCGGGTACAGCACGAAAGCATTGCGCGCGGCGGTAGCCGACAGGCTTACCGTCGGCACCTTGCTCGGTGTGCCATGGTCCGTCGGTGTCGAGCCAAAACATGGTGAACGGCGCACGCCCCGCTTCGTCGCGCGGCCCCGTGATCGCGATGTACACCTTGCGCTTCATGGCTGCGCGTCGAGTCCGCGCCGCGCGGCCTCAGCCTCAGCGAGCGCGACGTACTCGTCGCGGTTAGCGCTCCGCTCTTTCTCGAGCACACCGATGACTTGTGCGTCGGTGCAGTTGCGCAGGTACGCGTTGAACTCCCTGACATCGCTTGCAGTAAGCATCGGCTACTCCTCGTCTACTGTGAGGTTACGCGCGCCGATCTCGCGCAGAGATTCGACGTGCTTGTCAGCTGCTTCTTTGCTCTCGAACACGCCCTCCAAGCCTTCATCGCTCCGCACTTCGTACCGTACCGGGAACGTTGGGATGGTGCTCGCGTCGATCTTCGCGAGCCAGACGTCTCCGAGGATCTGGCTGTGCTGGGCGAGCACGAGCGCTCGGCCGTCGTCCCACACGATGCACTTGATGTTGATGGTGTCTCGGTCGATGTGGATCGTGTTGGCGCGGATCGCTGCGACGGCTTGCGCGGTCAACGTGATGTCTAGGTTGACGTTGCGAGTCTTGCCGTCGAGCCGCATGTATGACGACAAGACCATCGGCGCTGGCTGGTCGTGCGCCGCGTACTTCGGTCGATCCCACGAGACGACCGTCTTGGACTTGTACTTGTGGAGGTCGCAAACCACGGTTTCGCTCGCGACGATGTCTCGCCAGTTTTTCCAGTTGGTGACAGGTTCTCTTGCTGCCATCATGGTTCCGCTCCTAGTCATGGTGTCCAGCGGCGCGCGAGTGGTGCGCTCGCGCGGCCGACGGGCATCACGAGCCCTCACGTGCGGTAGAACCGGGCGCCCGGCGCGAACGCGACGAACGCGTTGACCATGGCGACGTGGCGAGTCACGGGGTCCCAACTCCACCCGGGCGCGTAGCTCATCCAGCATGCCCAGCACCAACACGCGCCGTCGGCGTCGTGCTCCCACACCCGCTCGTCGCGGAGGTAGCGCTCATAGACCGCGACTGCGGCGTCGACGTTGCCGGCTACCGCGAGCGCGCGGTCGGTAACGGTGGTCGGCGTCTGCACGAGCGTGAACTCGTCGTCGTGCGAGATGAGCGCGAGGTTGCTGGACACGTCAGTCCTCGCTCACGATCCAGCGCTGCGCCGGCTCGTCCCACGATACGTGCCGCGTGAACGCGTGGTGCATGGTCTCTTGGAGCAGATCCTTGACCTCGTTGCGGTCGCGCCCAGAGATCCGGATGGTCACGCCGTCGAACGCGGGCCGAACAGTCACGTCGTGGTCCGTCCAGCCGTCGTAGTAGCCGACGTCGTTCATATGGTGGTAACCGACGTTGAAGCGGATCGCGTCCGGCGTGATCTCGATATCTTCGAGACCTCGCGGACCGCGATCGATGCCGCTCCCGTTCGGGATGAGCTCCACGAGCCGCGTGAGGCGCAGACGCCAGCGCGTCACCCACTCACCGTTACCTCTGTCGAGGCTGTTCGTGTGAGCCGTCTTGCAGCTCACGAACGCCGCTGCCATGGTCTCTGCCTTCATGTTCATCCGCTCCAATCTGGTTATGGTGTGTTGTTCGCGCGGTCTGGCGAGCCATCCGAGGTAGCGCACTTCGGATGGCTCGACGGGTCACGCGACCCTCTATCTGTTGACGTCTCGGTCTTCGTCGAGGTCGAGCGGACCGGGATCGCTAGGCCACGTGTGGCGTGCTCCGCATTCGTACAAGTCGGTGGCACCGCGCTTGACGTCGCGCGCCGACAATACGCGGCGCTCGCTGCCGTCGAGGTTGAGCTCGAACCGGATGAGCGCTGGCGCAAGCACGTAGCGCGCCGGGCACCCGCACCGAGGACAACACGGCCTATCGTCACGCATGCCAGGACTCCGGTTCGTCGCCGTTCGCGGCGAACAGCACGCAGTCCGTGCACGCGTCGACCTCGTGCATGATCTCGCCACCCTTGCCGCTCTCGTCGCCTCCACTGATCCAGTGCCACGCGTGGCGATACCCGCCCAACGTGGTTCCGCAGATGCCGCACGGGCGCCACGAGAACGAGCCCTCGCTGTCGACCTTGCCCGCGCGCCATGCGCGCTCGTGCTCGGCAGGTGACATGTCGTGCTGCTCGGCGCAGCGCTCGCACCCGGGGCACTCTCCCGTCGACACGCCGCGCTTACCGCTGGTACCGCGCTCGAACGCCGCGACGAAAGCGCTCACAGCACGCTCACTTTCATGGTGTGGTCCAAGATCAGGGACTGCTCGCCATACGCGTGCGACGCCTCGGTCAGGCGGTCGAGCGCCGCGTCTGCGACCTCGCCGCGACTCTTACGGTCCCAGAAGCCTGCACCATGATGGTTCCTGGTGAGCCAGAAGTCATGCCCACCCTGCTCCATGTCAAGCGTCGAGGCGCGGAGGTCCGCCGCGTGCGTCGCGTAGAACTCGCGCGCTTCGCTGGTCAGCTGTTCGTGCGCTTCGCTGGTGAGCTTTGATTCGTCGTGCTTGCCGCTAGAGTTCACCATCTCTGCTTCGCACGTGCATGTGTCGGGATCGTACGCGTCGTCGTTGACGGCTGGCTTGTGGCACGGGCAGTCGTCGTCGTGCTTGTAGGTCATGACGCCACACCACAGCGCGCACGAGATGTAACCTCTCGTGAACTCGTCACGCTCGTTGGTCGACAGCTTGACTCCGCGCTCTGGCCACGCGGCGAACTCGCTCGCGGTCCACTCTTGTGGGTAGCCGTCGAAGTTGGCGAATCCGTAGACTCCGCCGATCGCTTCGTGCGCGCTGGCCAGCTCTCGCGGATCGTCGCTGCACAGCATGTCGGTGAGTTCGCTGACAGTTATTCCTTCACTGTCGGCGATGCTGTTGAGGTGTTTCGCGTACCACGGCTTGTATGTGTGCACAGGGTGCGGCAGCTCGGACTCGCGGGCCGGATTCATGTCGACGACGTGCACGGTGCTGGTCCCGTCGTCGTTCTCGACCGTGACGCGCCAGCACCGTTCGAGCGGGAAACGGTAGACCTCCGCCGCGGTCGCTTCGACGTCGTCTTCGTCGACGTCGTCGTAAGTCTGCGCGATCGTGAGCTCGGGCGGGTACACGCCCGTCGTGTCGCGGCGCAGCACGCTGTAGTCGGTCGCGTAAACTAGCTCCCAAACGGGCTGTGTCGACATTTTCATCAACTCCATTCTGATCATGTTGTGTTGTTCGCGTGGTCTGGCGAGCCGTCCGATGCATCATGCCATCGGGTGGCTCGACGGGTCACGCGACCATCGGTGTTGTCCGTTACTCAAGATTGTTGGCGATGGCGCGGCGCAACTCACTAGCTGAGATGTTGTCCGAGTTGCCGCTGATCGCGTGGTTCGTGGCGCGATCCATGATCTCGTCGCCCGTGGGTGACATTCGCCACCCTCGGATATGCTCATCGCGGTACGCAAGCGTCCGGCCATCGAAGTGCACGGTCGCAGAAAGATCGTCGTGTGTCAGACGTGAGCGTCTGTCATCAGGGATCTTGGACTTCATCGCCCACCGCACTGGGCGAGCAACGAGAAGACCAGCGCGCCGAACGCGGCGAGCATGCCTCGGGTGGCGATCCACTCGGCGGACTTGGACAGGGTGTTCATGAGGGTGATCTCCTTCTGGGTTGATGGTCGAGGCGTCAGCGCCGGCGACGAACGCCGACGACGAGGAGCAAGAGGATCGCGATCCCGACGCACATCAGGATGGTCGGGGAAGCGTGCACGGTGATCGTCATGGCTTGACTTTCCAAGGTTGCTGAGTGACGGGGTCTCCAACGCGGTACGCGACGTGCTCCGTCACGAATGGCCCGATCCACGGTCGGTCACTACCGACACGGTAAAACCAACCGTGGCGCGTGCGCTCTACTAGACGCTTCATCAGAAGCCTCGGTAGGTGAGCTCGCGTTCGACGTACCAGGCGGGGAGGGTGGTCCACTCACCGTTCTGGAACGGGTCGTTAGCGGCGAGCCCAGCCGCGATCGCGGCGGTCGGGCCAGCCACGTCTTCGACCTGGTAGGGCCGGACCACCGCGGGACCCACGTAGTCCCAGGTGAGGACCACGTAGTCCGCGCCGTGGCGCCGCGCCTCCGCGGCGACGGCGGTCGCGCACTCCGCGATCGAGTGAGTGCAGGTGAGCTCGTTGTTTTCGTCGAGGTGCATGGCTAATCCTCCTTGCAACATGGGTCGTTAGCGTCGATCTGGTAGCCGCATTCACGACACTCGCGCTGTTTGATCCAACGCTGCTCTGATTTGTCCCAACGTGAGCGTGAGTTGCGGCATCCGTGCTCGTGGCACACTGCATCATTGATGGTTGCTAAGGTGCAGCTGTCACACCGCATGCGGTTGTCATTCAGCATGAGTTAATCTCCTAGCTAGCGTTAACGGTGCGTGCGCTGTAGCGAGCGCAACGGATGGTCCGAGCTTTGACCTCTCGCGAGGCTTCGCCCATCTCTGTCCCCGGTTAGCCTGTGTGACCTCGCGTGCACGCTTGGCCTCGCGGCTCCTCGCCGCACGCGCGTCTTTGGTCTGGTCGTCGCCTCAGGTTACGGGTTATCCGTTGCGTTCGCTGCAGAGCACGACGGTTGCTAGTCATCGTGGTCTGAGTCTTTCTGGAGCGAGCCCCGACGGTTCGCGGCGGTCGGGGCTGCGGTCCTCACGTTCGCTGACCTCGCACACCCCGCCGCGCCGCTGGGTTAACCAGGGTCGCGCCTCTCGGCCGGGGACGGAGGCGCATGGTGCGCTCCGCCGCAGGCGGGTCGTGCTCGAGTCACGTGGTCTTCAGTTGTCAGGGAGCGGGTTGCTTGGTGCGCCGGCCTGGCGTTCAACCCAGGCTCGACCGGGCGGTTCCGGCTGCGGCGCGGCGAGTCAGTGGTCGCCGCTCTCGTCTGCTGAGTCAGAAGGTAGCAATTCGTGGTGACGGTGTCAACCGGAAATCGTCTGCGCTAGATCATGGAGGTCGCGCGCAGCGCCGCCAGGACCACGGCCACCAGGATCGCCAGGCTCGCCAGGCCCCACGCGCGCTCGCTCGACCGGGCCGCGCGGACCTCGAACGCCCACGCGTCCGGCGCGCCGTCCTGGGCCCGCGCCTCGGGCGCGCCCGCGACCACGGGGACCGCCTGGCGGGTCGCCCACGCCGCGCGCGCCGCGACCACGGGCCCCGGCCGCACGGGCGACAGGTGCAGCCCCGCCAGGCTCATGCGCTGGAGCTTGTGCGCGGCGAAGCCTCCGCCGCTGGCCCTCACCACGACCGGGCACCCGCAGTGGCGGAGCACGGGCATCACCCGCCGCGTCCTCACGCCGCGCGCGGCCGGGTGGGTGGTCGCGCCGCTCGTCTCGCTCGTCTCGCTCGTCTCGCTCGTCTCGCTCGTCGTCGTCATGCTCCGCAGCAGGTGCCAGCGGCGTGCCATTCGTGGTGACGACGTCACCACTAACCGTCCCCGGTAGTTGCGCGCCCGGCGACCTCGCGGGGCCCGCCGGACCGCGCCAACCTGTCTCGATCCCGCCCGCCGGGCGTGGCGGAAAGCGACGCCGCCCCGAGCCCTCGCCCGGCCGCGCCCGGCCCGCCGCCGCACCGCTCCCCAGCCTGGAACCTCGCCCAGGGAGCCACCAGAGCGCGCGGACCACCCGGCCCCTCCCAGGACGACCACCCGACCCGACGAGCTCGCCCAGGCCTCGCGCCCCGGCAGGTGCCCAGCTACCCGCCCAGGGGCGGAGCGCTCACCCACCCCGACCACGCTCCGCAACGACCCGCCCCTCGCCTCGGTCAGCGCCCGCTCGGCCCCCGCCCCGTCCCTCGCACCCCACCCTCTGCCCAGGGGGCCCGCACCCACCGCCCTCCGCTCCCGGGCCGGGGGCCCGCCTCCGCGTGTCCCTCCCACCGCCCCCTCGCGCACCCGGCCCGGCTCCGGGGGCAAGCGGCCTCACCCTCGCCAGGGGGCCCGGCCGCACCGCGCCCCGCCCGCGCGCGGCGCTCCGGGGGCTGCCGGCCCGGCCGCGCTCGCCGCGGGCCCCCGGGCGGGCGTGGACCGGGCTCGGATACGTTCCGGGGGTGCCGTGGGGCGAGATAGGCGGTCCCGACGAGCGCGGCCGTCCGCGCGCGAAGGGTATTTTCTGTAGAGCTCTCGGCTGGTCGCCGGAGGGGTATCTTCTGCGAGCTCGGTCGGCTCGCGGCCCGCCCTCGAGCCCGCCTCCGGGAGGTCGTGGGGGACCTCGTCGATTTTTTTTGTCGCTCGCTCCCGCGCGGCGACCCCTCCAAACCACCCCAGCCAGCTCGGGGCGCGGCCCGGTCGCGGCGGTGCGAGGGCCGTAGAGTATACCCCCAGGTTCTTGTTGACGATGTCACCAGCGAGCGGTACGCTCCGGGTCATGACCACAGACGCAGACCCGACCCGCCGGCGGCTCGCTGAGATCCGCCGGGCCCGCCGCGAGGTCGACCACCCGGCCAGCAGCGTCGCCCTGGACGACCTCGAGTTCCTCCTCAGCCTCGCGATGGACGACTACGACATGTCCGCGGACGGCGTCGCGGCGAACGTCCGCCTGCTGGTCGAGGGCGAGCCGGCCGACCACGGACACCTCCTCCCGGGACCGTCGGCGGCGCTGCGCGCGGGGCGGACCCGCCCCGCCCCGGTCGGCCCGGCCGCGCTGGTCGACGCCTACGAGTGCGCGGCGTGCCGGCTGCGCGCGGAGTCGGGGCGGGAGCCCGGGGAGACGGGCGACGAGGCGCGCGCCGCGCAGCCCGACTGCCTGGACTGCGGGACCCCGATGGTCTGGGTCGGGTGCGCGGTCCGGCGGGTCGACCCGGACAAGGTCGCCGTCGCGCCGGTCCCGGCGGCTCCGGGTGGGACCGGCCGGTGAGGCGCCCCGCGCGCGCGACCCGCGGCCGGAGGGGCCGGCGCCGGTCCGGTTAACTGTTGACGACGTCACCAGCAAGGGGTACGCTCCGGGTCATGACGAACAACATCTACCCGAACCAGGTCAACGGGCCGCTGCCGGTGCGCGCCCAGTACGGAGGTTGGTCGACGTCCGTCGGGCTGCACGACCAGCGGACGTCGATGACCGAAGCCGAAGCGTTCAAGCTGCTCGGCGAGGCCATCGAGCACCACGAGATGATGGGCAAAGCGATCGAGACGCTGCGCGGGGCGCTCGGAGTGAAGCGGTGACTATGAGCAAGAGCGAGCGAGACAGGATCACGGACGAGCGGCTGGCGGAGCTGGTCGCCGCCGGGGCCGCGGCGGCCGACGGCAACGTGTTCACCGTCGCCGACGTGACCACGCGGGACCTCGGCGAGATGGCCGGCGAGGTCCTCGCGGCCCGCAGGTGGAGGCCGCCGGCGCGCCCCGACCACCAGACCCCGGAGCACGCCGGGCACGACGGCGGCTGGCGCAGCGGGCCGCTGCGCGCGACCGTCCAGATCAGCAGCCGCAGCCTCCGCGTCCGCCTGGGCGGGGACCCCGCCGAGAGCCAGTCGGGGACCGCCGGCCACTTCACGCTGTGCATGTACTGGCGAGCCAGGGGCGGCCCGGACGGCGACCAGGTCCTGTGGGTGGACTTCGAGCTGTTCGAGGTCGTCCGGCCCGGGACCTACCGCAGCCGCGACCGGAGCCGCGGCGAGACGACCCGGCTGGGCGAGGCGGAGCTCGCCGCGAGCGGGTTCGTGAAGTGGGACGGCTGCACGCAGTTCGAGCTCGGCCCGGTCCACGTCGACGGCGCCGCCGAGCTCGACCGGCTGCTCTGGGCGGTCGCGGAGGCCCGGAGGCGCTGCGCGCTCGCCATGCCGGGCACGGACGCCGCGGCGGAGTACGAGTAGGTGGCGTGGGACGGCGCTCACCGCGGCAAGACCCACTACGCGGTGAAGGCGGCCGGCGCGCACGTCGCGGTAGCCGCATGCGGGCGGCGCCTGGTGAGCAAGAAGACCGACAAGCGCGACGGCGTCAACTGCTTCGCGTGCCTGAAGAAGATAGGAGTCCTGAAATGACGAAGACGAAGGAAGCTGCGACCGAGTTCCTGCGCAGCGTCGCCGACGACGTGCAGCACCAGAGGTACGGCGGGCTGTCGCTGTTCGATCGGGCTCGCTGCGAGCTCGACCCGAGCCAGCGCGGCGCCGCCTGGAGCCTGGTGGTCCGGGCGACGAAGGCGGCGAGGACGTCGACCGGGATGGCGGAGTTCGAGGTCCTGCTCGAGGCTGCGCAGCTGATCGAGGACGGGGAGGTTGCGCCGTGAGCGACGAGCTCGCCGCCGCGGTGGCGCAGAAGGACGCAGCCTACAGGGAGCGGGACTGCTGCGTGGCGGCGATCGCGGCGATGGCCCAGCAGCTCGGGTGGCCGTGCGGGCTCGGCCGCCACGAGGAGGGCGACCCCGGGTGGGACCCCGAGTGGATGAACGTCGTCTTCGTCGAGTTCCCGACGGGCCAGTGCTCATGGCACGTCCACGACAGCGAGCTCGGCTGGTTCTCGTTCCTGCCCCGGTACGAGCGCCCGTGGGACGGCCACACCTCGGCGACGAAGTACGCGCGCATCGGAGCGTGGGCGCAGGGAGAGCGCAAGCCGGTCGAGCAACCCGAGGCCGAGCGCGTCCTCGTCGAGCTGAGGACGGACCTCGGCGGAGACCTGCGCGCGGTGCGCGCGACGATGAGCCGCGTGCCGTGCGCGGGCGAGGTGGTCCGGATCCTCTGGATGGTCAACGGCTGCTGCGAGGCGTTCCGGTTCCTGGTCCGCGGCGTCGATCACGTCGCGGACACCGACGCGTACCCGAGGCGCCACGGCGCGCTCGACGCGTGGGTGGAGTGCGAGTCGCTCACCAGCGGCCCCTATTAGCGTTGACACCGTCACCAGAGCGGCGTACGCTCCGCGGATGGTGATCGGCATCGGTGAGATCGAGTACGATCGCTGGCTCGCGGCGGACGAGGCGTCCCAGGTCGAGGCGCTGGCGGCGTCGTACTGCGTGCCGCGTCCGGACGGGAGCGGGTTCTACCTCGACTTCGGGTACGATAACTTCGAGGCGATGGAAGGAGCGAGGGTTTGCGCCGCGGGGCTGTCACCCGATCCGGCTCGGCTCCGAGGGCGGACGCGGTACATGGCAGGGTGGCTCGCGGGTCAGATCTACGATCACCACGCGGCGAGCCCGAGTGCTGGACCCGAACCCAAACGCGCTCGCGGGCCGCGCCGGCAGCCGGATAAGCGCGCCCGCTTCGTCGACCTGTGGGAGTCGTCCGAGTCGCTGGGCGGCGTCGCAGCGGCGCTCGGCCTCAAGACTGCCACGGTGCGGGCGTACGCGAGCCGATTCAGGGCCGCCGGGGTCCGCCTGAAGAAGTTCAAGACCGGGCCTCGGCGCGGGCAGCGTATGGACGATCTGGACGCCGAGGCGGTCGCGGAGCTCAACCGCAGGATCGCCAGGACGAGGAGGCGCCGCTAGCGGCGCTCATCTCGCGGCTCGACCAGGACGACGCCGGCGAGCTGTTCTTTCTCCTCACGCTCGCGCGCCTCCATCTCCATGGCGATCGCCTCGAACCGGGACTTCGGCTCTGGGACTGACGGCTCGACCTTGACGAAAGGTATGTACTGGTACGGGATCTCGATAGGGCTGCGTCGGCTGTAGACGACTTTCAGCTGACTCTGGACCATGCGAGGGAGGTCGAGGTAGCTGAGGTCGACGAGCGGGGCGTCGTAAGGGCGGACGATGATGCGCGGGTCGAGGTCGACCACCAGCAGCATCTCGATAACTCCAGTGCCGATCAATCTAGCGCTGACCGCCGCGTGCGTCACGACGACGTCGGGCGTACTCATTCCCCATCCTGACATCTGTGGATAGAACAGCGTCGGCTTGAAGAATTCGAGCGGTTGTGGTCCTCGCACGCGCCCGCGAAGTGGGGCGTCTCCCGGGTGTTCGGTGTGGAGCGTCAGGTAGAACATCGAGGACATCAGTTGTTGACCTTGCGGTGTGCCTCGACCGCGCCCACGGCGAAGCCCATGGCCTCTCCTCTGCACCACGCCTCCCACTCCTTGACCCGAGCGTCCCGGCGCGCGTGGAAGTCCTCGACGCGCCACTCCTCCGGGTACCCCGCGTGAGTGAGCATGTGCAGGCGCAGCGCGAACGCCGCGGAGTAGATCCCGCGCTCGATTTCGGATTCCAGCTTCATGCCGGTCACCGTAGCACGTGTCAGGTGACAACGTCACCACCAAACGCTTGACGCTCGCCTGGCCGCGGTGCGACGCTGGCGGCGTGAGGAAGAATCCGCCGCACGACATCCACCACTGGAGCCCGGTACCCATGCAAGCCGGAATCTACGCTTGCGCGGACCCCGAGTGCCGGATCCGCGGCCGGCGGTGCCGAGACGGCGTAGTCCGCGCCTACAAGGACCGGCGGCGGCACGATCCGGACCCGACGGTGATGGACGGCGCCAGCCTGGCCCGCATTGAGCGGGCGTCGCGTCGCGAGCGCGACGACGAGTAGCGGCGGGTGCCGGTCGTTGCCGCGGATCCGGTTTGACGGCGCTCGGTCGCCGCGGATACGTTCCGAAGTCATGGGCACGGTGACGTCGCTGAGCATCCGCCGCGATCGGATTCGGATGGAACGCGTCGCCGCCGAGCTGCGGAGCGGCGACCCGGTCTACGGAGACTGGTGGGCGCTGCTCTACCTGCTCGCGCACGTCCGAGACGCGGCTCGCCGAGTATCGGGAGACCCGGGCCGCGCGGCGACCTAGTTCGTGTGCGTGCAGGTCTTGCTCTGCGTGCAGCACATCCCGGTCGGTGCCGCCGTGCTGCACATGCCGCCACCGACCACGTCACCCATGTCGGTCGAGCTCAGGACCTTCACCGTCTCGCTGTTCAACTTGGTCTTCGAGTTACGCTTGTTCTTGTTCACTTGGTGCTCCGTTCGTTAGCCGTCTTGATTGCCGGCTTGGTGAAGCTACTCGAGCAGTGCATGGTCGTCACCGACAATCGATCGCCTGCGCGGTGAGCGCGTCCTACCTGCGCGGACTGCGATTGGGTGACATCGTCACCACGAATAGTTGACGACCGTCGGGTGGCGCAGGTACACTGCGCGCTGATGACGAACACCAGTTTGGCTAAGTTATTGATGTACACGTTGGGTCCTGGGATTATCATGGTGGTGAGCGTCGCCGTCGCTGCCATGGTCAGTTGCAAGGCGCGGGACGCGCGGCTGTGGATCGGCATGGACAGGTCAGCGGTCAGCTGCTCGTACGACGGGCCTCGGCGCGACCAGATGACGTGCGTCGGAGGCGGTGTTGTGTACAGGTGCGTGACCGAGGAGGGGTCCACGTGGCGCTGCGCGGCGCTCGTGCTCGGCGCGGGTCGGCCCGACGGGCCCTTAGAGAGTCCAGACGGGGTGGGTCCGAAGTGAGCGCCTCGACCGCCGCGGGCATCTCGTACGATGACCAGCTCACCAGGTGGGCCGCCGGGGAGTCGATCCATAGCGACAGCGGGTGCTGCCCGGACTTCAGCTGCTGCTGCCCCGAGCTGAGCGCGCCCATCGAGGTACGCCGCGCGTTCGTCGCCGGCAACGAAGAGAACCGGATGGGTCTGCTCGGGGTGTTCCTGCATGAAGCGATGGTGCGCGCGAACTCCGAGCGGGTTGATCGCGGCGACGACCCCGTGCGCATCATCGCGCTCGGGCCTCGCGAAGACGAGCCGTCGTGAAGCGCGACCACCGCGGGGCGAACAACCCGAACTCCGTGCTGACGCCGCTCCTGGTGAGCGAGGCGCGTCGGCTTCACGCGGCGGGGTTCGGGTACGGGTTCGTCGCGCGGTGGCTCGGGGTCACCAAGAGCTGCGTCCAGGCGCTGGTCACCGAGCGCACGTGGCGGCGGCGCGGCCGGAAGTGAGGCGGGTCGTCTTCTTCCTGAGCTGGGTTCCTTGTCATGCTAGACTGCCAGCATGACAACATTCCAAGAATGCGTGACCGGGGTGGCTCCCGCCCTGGACGTCCACGTGGTCGACCTGTCCGCGAAGGTCATCCCCCACATGTCAGCCGCGGCGGTGAACGCGCTGCGGTCTGGCCGGTCCCAGCCCGGTTGGGCGAACGACGTGGTTGTGGTTGCCAGGATGTGGGACCACGTGCCGAGCGACGCTGACATCCGGCAGCTCGGCACCGACATCTCCGCCATGGTGGACCACGTGGCAGTCGACGGCCTCCTGTCACCCCCGATGCTGATACCGCTGCCGCAGGAATGCGACCACCACCACCACCTGGCAGTCGTGTTCACGCGGGTGTCAGGAGCCGGGGCGGCAGGCGTCATGGCGACCCTGCGCGAGACGCTGCCGCTGTTCTGCGGGCTCCACGTTATGGACTCGGGCGAGCTGCCTCCGGTCCACCACGTCAGTTCGTCTTGACGCCGCCGCCGGCGGCGAAGAAGACCTTGATCCTCATGTCCGCGCCGAGCTCGACTCGGTCCAACACGAGGCCGTCCGGGAGGACGTACTTCCCGGCGCGGACGGCCTCGTCGAGCTCGCTGCGCAGCACGCCCTCGGCTTCCGCTACCAGGGTCGGGGTCATGGTCCGACCGACGAAGCTACCGAGGGCGCGGTGGCAGACGTCGTCCAGCGCGCGCTGACGGTCGTCCGCGTCGACCAGCGCGCGCTGTAAGAGATCGGGCGGACGCGGCGCGTCAGCCACCCTTCGCGATCTTGTTGAGGGCCTTCACGTCGACCGGCTGCGCGCTCCGCCGCGCGAACCGCTTCAGCTCGACGCCTTGCTTGCGGAGGCGGCTGGCGATCGCGGTCGCCGACACCGCCTTGATGTCGAGCGCCTCGGCAACCTCGGTCACCGAGTCGGACGATGTCCACGTCCGGGTGAACTCCTCGTAGTCGATCGCGGCCCGCCGCTTCTTGGTCTGACCGTCGGTGTCGCCGTCAACCAACGCATCGTCGTCGCCGCTGGAAACCTCGTTGTTGTCCCGGTCGACGGTTGCTACCTTCTTGCTCATCTTCTTCGATTTCGTCTTCTTCTTCATTCGGCCCTCTTGTTGCTGAAAGAATTCGTTTACATTAGTACCTGAATCGTGCCTACGAGTCCAGCGTGCAGAAAGATCAAAACGAGGTGAAGAACATGGCCCACGTCCCGCCCGTCCACAGTACCGACAACGGAACACCGTATCTGAAAGACCCAGGCGTAGCGCTCGTCGCGATGCCTCAGTTCTTCCCGATGGAAGTTACACAATTCGTCAATAGTTTCGACGACGTGTTCGACGCCGCCGACTATGAGAATGACTGGTACGAGAACTTGGCCGATCTCAACCTCAAGCTTGACGACGGCGCGGCGCTGTGCAAGTTCGCCGGTCAGACCTGCTACCTCAGCTTCGGCGAGAAGCGCACGCGCAACGACCCGGATAGCGCGAAGAGGTACTTCGACAACATCAAGTCGAGCGGTCACGGGAGCGTCTTGGAGCACGCATACTACTCGATGGTCGTGTGGGGGGTCGACCGCGCGTTCTCGCACGAGATGGTCCGCCACCGCGCCGGGTGGGCGTACTCGCAGCTCAGCCAGCGTTACGTCGACGGTAAGACGCTCCGATTCGTTGAACGCCCCGAGTACCAGGACGACGCCGCGCTGCACGCGTCGTTCGAGCGCTGGATCGACGTCGCGAAGGAGGAGTACGACGCCCGAGCACGGCTCCTGTCGCAGAAGATGACCGACCAGCTCAAGAAGATGCCGGCGACCGAGCGTCGCAAAGCCGTCAACCAGGCGGCGCGGAACTGTCTCCCGAACGAGACCGAGACCGCTGTCGTGCTCACCGGCAACGCCCGCGCGTGGAGACATTTCTTAGAGATGCGCGGCAGCATGCACGCAGATTTACCGATCGCGAAAGTCGCGATGCATGCGTACGAGATTTTGAAAACGGCGTCACCGATATTGTTCGACGACTATAAGCGCGAAAAGAACGATGACGGAACCAGAGAGTATCTGAGTACGCCGTACAAGAAGGTGTGACCTTGCCTTACTGTACGCGAGCATGCTAAGTCGAGCTTGAGAGGCGAAGATGTCGAAGCATGAGACGACGCGAAACGTATGCCCCAACTGTCAGGAGATGAGTGTCCGAGTCACTCGGTGTGAGAACTCGCCGTGCGAGTTCTCGGTCGCGTCGTGCGCGACGTGTGACCGCGAGCAAGCCGTCAGGCAGTTCGTAGCTGACCATCAGAAGGACTGCGCTCACGGACCGGCCGCGATCCCGGAGATCCGCTCAACGTTCGTCGCCCCGCGCAGGGCGGCCTGAACTAGGCTACCTGCGAGACTTGCGCGCTGCGATGACCTCGCGAGCGCGCTGCGATAGTGTGTCGACCGGGACCATGGTCTGCCGCATGCGCGTCTCCGCAGCGGGCGACGGCTCGGACGAAGCCACAGCCTGCAGGGCGCAGTCGAGCAGGTCCGGCGCGGCGCGCAGGGCGATGTCCTCGACCCGCTTGACGTAGTCCGGCTGAGAGAGCGCCGTCGCGACGTCGCCCAGCACACCGCTGTCCAGGATGCACTGGCCGGCGCGCAGCGTGACCTGACCGACGCGCGCGCAGGACGCCGCCGCGACGAGCAGGCCGATGACCGCCACGGTGGCCATCGCGCCGACCCGCGCGAACCCGGACTCAGAATTCCTCTCAGGAGCGGGAGCGACGCGCGCCACCATCTTGGCGTGGACCATCATGGCGGTGGTCTGCTCGATCCTCGCCTTCTCCTTCCCGTTGTCCGCCCACCCCTGGGCCCCGATGTAGACCAGGAGCGGGGCGATGACGGTGAGGATCGTCTCCGTGTTGACCGACCACCCGAAGTGGGCGGCGACCGATCCAGCGCAGGCGAGCAGCGCGACGATGAACTTCTTGCTCAGCAGCAGGTCTTTGACGACGTTAGGCATGCCGACGACGATGCGCTGATTGTGATCGGTCCGTCAAGTAGGTAACTTGTACCTGATGAGTGACGGAACACATAACAAGCGGGAAGTGGTCAGAGGTTACTTCGGCTACGCGTACAGGAGCAACAACGGCAACGTAGTGATAGACCGACATCGATCTGATCAAGAACACCTGCTGTCACCTCAGACGAACGACACACAACCGCTTTACAACTGCAGAACGTACTTGAACGACGTGCTGCCTAATGACTGGATGGACAAGTTCGGATTGTTCATCGTCAGCCACGTGATCAACTCGGAAGGTGATGTGACCGCCGTCCAGATCATGTTCACGCCGCACGAACCGTCCGTGGTAGTGCAGTCACCGTAGCAGGTACGGGACGGGGTCCACCGGAGCGTAGCGGTCGACCGGGGAGACCTCGAAGTGCAGGTGCCGGCCGTCGTTGTCGGCCGGGTTGTCGCCGACCAGGCCGAGGGGCGCGCCCGCGTCCACGCGGTCTCCCGTGCTCACGCGGAGATCGAGCAGGTGGAAGTACCCGCTCCTCCACCCGTTGCCATGGTCGACCCAGACGCGGTGCCCAGTCGGGCTGTCGCTGGCGAGCTGGACCCGCCCCGGCGCGGCGGCGATCGCGAGCACGCCGAACGGGACCACCCACTTCGGGAGACCCGCCGACGTCTTCCCGGCGGCGCCGTGGTCGCCCACGAAGTCGGGCAGGTCCCCCGGAGCCCACGGGTAGAACCAGTCGCACCCGTCGTGGTTCTGCCGGTCCGGGGGCCGGAACGAGCTCGTGATGACCGGCATGCGCCCGTCCGCCAGCACAGGTAGCGGGGGCCGCATGAACGGCGTCGGGTGCATGGCCTCCGCGATGGTCGCGACGGTCCGGGGGCCCGCCATCCCGTCCGGCTCGAGGGGCGGGGTCGTCGCGTGGTGGGTCTGCCAGAACCGCACGAGCTCGGTGACGTGGCCGATCGTGAGCTTCCCGCTGGTCAACTGAGCCGCGTTGTAGTCGTCTTCTCTCGTCATCTCATCTCCTGGGGTATTTTCTATGGTTGGGGGTATACTCTATGAGAGCCGGACTGCTCGTCGGCTTGCCTGCTGTCAAGCTACACGATCTCGTCGATTTCTAGAGCGCTGTTCTCCGTCGGTGAGCGTATGGTGTACCGTGTACACTATCGGATCCGATCGTTGACGAACCGCCTACGATCCGTGTACGAAGCGTAAGCGGGCCGGATCGAACCGCACCTGGTTGGTCGGTCGCGGCGGTGGCGTCGTCGAGGTCTCGGGTCTGTCGGGGCGGCCCGGTCCCGGCGGGCTCCCCTGGGGTCGACTCCGTTAACCCTGGTGGTCATGGTGTGGAGAGCTCCGCCCGGAGGTCGGCGACCGCTCGGTCCTCGGTCGGTCAGCGCCGTCGGGGCGACCTTCGCCTGCCCCGCCTGCGGGTGCCTCGCCCGCGAGGGTCGGGGCCACGTCCGGTTCGCCGTCGCCCGCCTGCCCGTCGGTTCCGGGTCGGTCGACGTGTTCTGGCGCCCGGCGTGCCCCTGGTCGGCGTGGTAGAGCTCGCGCAGGAGGCTGCGAAGGACATGAGCGATGCGAAGACGAGCGAGACGGCGGTGCTGGGCGCGGCGGACCCCGAGAAGGTCTTGACCGAGGCGGACGACCTGACCGAGGAGGAGGTCGCGGAGGAGCCGTTGCTGCAGCTGTTCCGGTACCGGCACCTGCCGCCCGGGTCGCTGCGGGAGACCTCGCGGATGTTCTGCCAGCTGGCGCGGCGGGTCGCGCGGCTGCCGCGGAACCCCGAGCGCGCGGCCAGCCTGCGCAAGCTGCGCGAGGCCAAGGACTGCGCGGTGACGTCCCTGCTGTGGGCGGCTCCGCCGGCGCGCGGCGGGGCTTGACACCTGCCAGCAGGGCGTGGTGGACTGCTGGCAGATGAGAGACGACGAGGACACGGTCAGGGACGAGGACGCGCTGGCGCTCTGCGGGGACGACGCGGCGGCCTGGGCCAGGGAGTTTGCGAGGGTCGCCGGCCGGCTGCCGGCGGGCGCGGTCGACGAGGACTTCGTCCGCGGCTGGTTCGCGAACGCGATCGAGCGCGCCTGCGACGCCCGGGCGCTCCGAGACGCCGCTCGGCAGGAGGCGGTCTCGGAGCGCGACCCCGGGCGGTGGGTCAAGTTCCCCGCCGGGTGGCTGGAGCAGCCGGGTAACAGCAGGCGGGTCGACCTCCTCGTGCTGGAGGCGCGCGGCGAGGTCCCGCTGCGGCGGTCAGCGGCGACTGCGTTCCCAGACCTCGCCGCCGCGGCGGAGGTCGCCGACCAGGCGGTCGCCGAGGCGCTCTGGCCTGGGGCGGGCTCGCCGGCGGGCGGCAGGTTCACCCGGCGCGGCGACGGCGCGGTCGTCGCCGCGGTCCAGTGGACGGACGACAACTGGCGCGAGGTCAAGTCCTGGATGGAGGCGCGCGGCCTCCGAGGAGCGCTCCAGCGGAGCGGCGACGACGGCCGCGAGGTGCGGTTCACCAGCAGGGACGGCAAGCTCAGCCTGGGGTGCATGCCCGGCGGCTGGTTCGTCGAGGGGTCCACGGTCGCCGCGCTGTCGCGCGAGCGGTTCGAGCAGCTGTACGAGCCGGCGCGGGGCGCGGCGGAGGCCGAGGCGACGAGCGTCGCGGACCTCCGCCGCGCCATCGGCGGCGTCCCGCCCGGCGGCGCGAGCGGCGGCGCTCCGGGGTGGCTGGTTCGGCTGCACCGGGCCGCCTGCGCGGTGGCCGGGGTCGAGGTCCGCGACTCGGTCGAGCCGACCGCGGCTCCAGCTGGGCAGCTGTTCGTCGAGAAGAAGCCGAGGCCAACCGTCAGCGCGGTGCGCTGGACGGGTGACAACAAGGACGAGGTCAAGTCGTGGCTGAGCGCTCGGGCAACCGAGGTTCGGATTGACCGGGACCGCAAGGGGTGCGGTCTGGTGATCTTCGCCGACGAGGACGGCTCCGTCATCCGGCACTCCGCGCCGGGGTGGCTCGTCGAGGACAAGCTCGGCCTCGTCCACTCGATGACCGACAAGAAGTTCAACCTCCTGTACGAGCCCGCGCCGGCGCCCGTCGACGTCGACGCGCCGCTGTCGGGGTTGAGAGCTAGCCTGCGCGACGATCTCCGCCGCGCCTCGGAGCTCGCCCAGTGGCGAGCGTGGGCGCGCGTCGTGCTCACCCGCACCCCAGCGTCGCCTCAGCCGGGCGTCTCGCTGGACGGCGTCTCGGACCGCGACCTGCGGTGGAAGATCGCGCAGGCCATCACGGCGTCGTGGGCGCCGAGCGCGCCGCCGAAGATGACGAGCGAGCAGTTCGACCAGGCGTACGAGAGCGCCGAGCGCGCCGCGGGGCCTGCGGTGACCGGCGCGTGGTGCGTGCACCGCTGCGCCGAGGCTCCGGCCGACCGCGCGTGCGGGATCGTCGAGGTTGTTGGAGATGAGCTCTGGATCGTCTCGGACACCAACCGCGACGAGTGCCAGCACGGCATGCGCCTCTCCGACGCGGAGCACATCGCCGCGCTCCACAACGCGAGCCTCACCCCGCGGCAGGCGAGGGTGCTCGACGCCAGCGACTTCGTGGTCGAGGCGTGCGCCAGGGTCGCTACCGACGTCTACGCCGCGGGGATCGGCGACGTCCGGACGCCGTCGTGGGACGCGGCGACCCACCCGGTCAGGGAGACCGCGCGCGCGTCGGTGCGGGCCGTGTTCGACGGGACCACCCCGGAGCAGTGGCACGCGAGGTGGAAGGCGGAGAAGGAGGCCGACGGGTGGACCTACGGTCCGGAGAGGGACGACGAGGGGAAACAGCACCCGAACCTCCGGCCGTACGGTGAGCTGCCGGAGGCGCAGCGCGCGCTCGACCACCTGTTCGCCGTCGCCGTCCGCGCGACCCGCCGAGTCGTCGAGGAGGCCACCTACCCTCTGCTCGTCGTCCGAGGTCGGTCGTGACCGCGATCCCGGAGCTCGACGCCGCCCTGCTGCGCGGCGACCAGTTGTGGTACGTCGCGCACCCGGTGCACCCTACAGAGGAGAAGCTGTTCGAGGCGCGCCAGATTGGGTACGAGATCGGCTACGAGCAGACGGAAGAAGAGTACCGCCGGATGATCGTACGCGACAACGTCGCCGGCGGGAAGGCGTGGCTCCGGTGGCTCTCCGACAGGTACCCGGCGCTGACGTTCGTCGCCCCGTGGATCGCGTCGCTGGACGGCGGGGGCGGGGACGACCTCGACCCGGAGCGCCGCGCGCGAGGGCTGCGCGACTGCCGGGTCACAATCCGCGCGTGCGCCGGGATGGTGCTCGTCGGTGGTCGGGTGTCGGCTGGGATGCGCGACGAGATGAGCTGCGCCGCGAGCGTCGTGGACCTGACGCATCTCGGGGAGAACCCTCCGGATACCGACTCGCAGGCCGCTCTGCGGCGCTCGCCGGACAGCCCGCGCGGGAGGTTGGTGGTCGTGACCGACGACTCGGTCGAGGTCGACGGCCACCTCCTGAAGCGGGTCACCCGCGCGCGGGTGAACGTCGCCGCCGGGAAGGTGACGACGGTGGACGTCACGCTGGCGGTCCCGCGCGGCGCGGTCGTCTTCAGCGGGATGGCCGAGGTCTCCTGCGGCGCCGAGCCGCCCGCCGCGCCGGTCCCGGACCAGCCTCCGCCCGTGGATCGTCCAGATCTCGTCCCTGTGTGGGACATGGTGGTCACCGACATGGTGGTGATGCGGGACGGGGACCCGCCGAGGTACGCGACCATGCGCGCCGACCGGGCGCGCATCAACCTGGTGATCGCCGACATGCTCGTGCGGGACCGCGTCGGTCGCGAGCGCTACGGGACCCCGCTGACGGCTTACAACGGGCGTGACCACATCGTCGACCTGTACCAGGAGCTGCTCGACGCCGCCGCGTACTGCAGGGCCGCGATCGTCGAGTCTGATCGACCTCCATTGACTAAGGTCTATCAGGACACACTCGAGCATCTCGTGGTCTTGAGAGGCTTGATCGGAGCGGTGGGAGACGTCGAGAGATGAGCGTCCTCGTCGACAGGGGGATCCTGGACGCGATGGTCAGCGGCGCGATCGTCATCAGGCCGTTCGACCGCGCGTGCCTCGGGACCAACAGCTACGACGTGCACCTCGCGCCGACGCTGCGCGTGTACAAGAGCGGGGTAGAGCGCGTCGACGTCGTCGGTGGCGGTTCTGAGATGATCGACCTCCTCGGTCCGCTCGACGTGCGCGCGCCGCGGGAGACGGTCGACGTCACGATCCCGGAAGAGGGGTTCGTCCTCGAGCCGGGAGAGCTCTACCTCGCGTCGACGGTCGAGCACACCGAGTCCCGTGAGCACGTCCCTGTGCTCAACGGACGGTCCAGCATCGGGCGCCTCGGGCTCAGCATCCACGTGACCGCGGGCACCGGGGACGTCGGGTTCCGAGGGTGCTGGACGATGGAGCTGTTCGTCATCCGCCGGCTGCGCGTGTACGCAGGGATCCCCATCGGGCAGCTCCTGTGGTTCACGACGGACAGCGCGCCGCTCGTCCCGTACGGAGACAAGGCGTCGGCGAAGTACGCCGACGCCGGGCCGCTCCCGATGGCGAGCATGCTGCACGCGGAGCTGAAGCCGGCGTGCAAGCACGTCCGGATCAAGACGGGCGGCCTTGTAACGACGATCAACCGGGCATGGTTGGTGGAGACCTGCCTAGATTGCGGAGCGACCCGGACCACGAACAGCCGGGGCTCCGACCCGAGCGCCTGGGCGACCGCCGGCGATGGAGAAGACGACTGATGGGTAAGCTCGACGGGTTCAGGCAGGTCACGCTGTACGTCAACCCCGAGCTGTACGAGCGCGTGCGGTGCTCGTCGTACAGCCTCGGCGAGGACATCTACGAGTTCGTGGACGAGGCCCTCGCGTCCGCCATCGAGCGGCGGATCCCGAAGGCGGAGCAGCCCGCCATCAATTTGATGAGCCGCCAGAACATCAAGAACGGGAAGACTCGGCGACCTCGACGAGGACCACCTCGGTAGCGTCTTCCGGCACGATGTGCAGCAGATGACTCGACCGATGTCGTCGACGATGGATCTCTTGCGTGGCGCGGCGATGAGGTGCATACTTTCGAGCGGAAGGTGTGCCTCGCCGGTGGTTCCAGCACCGGATATCAAAAACGTAAAGCCCTACAGCGTTCCGATCGCGGAACACCTCCCATGTACAACGACGCCCTCGCCCTCCGGTCCGCAAGATCTCTTTGAGGGCGAGGGCGTCCATCGGCATTTTGAAGCGCCCTAGGCGCGGGTGCTCTCATGCGTCGCAGGAGAACACGTGGCGATAAAGGTAGCTGGAGCGAAAAAGAAGAAGAAGCGCGGCCTGATCCAGAGAGCGGGGAAGGCCGTGAAGAAGCTCGTCAAGCGGGCTCGCGGCAAGGCCGCGAAGAAGAAGGCCGGGACCAGCACGAGCGGCTGACTCCGCTGGCGGAGAGCTTGAATCTGCTCCGGGAGGTCCGGGCGAGCTCGCCCGGCGTGATCATCGGGCTGAGCGGAGGCAAGGACTCGCTGGCGACGCTCGACCTGTGCGTGCGCGAGTTCGGCGCGGCCCGCGTGAGGGCGTTCCACATGTACCTCGTGAAGGGTCTCCGCTGCGTCGAGCGGACCCTGCGGTGGTGCGAGAGCCGGTACGGGGTCGCGGTCGAGGCGGTGCCGCACTGGACGCTCGCGAACGCGTACAAGTACGCCTCCTACATGCCGCACCGATCTCGGACCGACGGGTGGAGGGACACGCGCATGAGGGACATCGAGCAGGCGGTGCGCGCCAGGCTCGGCCCGTGGTGGATCGCGTACGGCCACCGCATGTGCGACAGCATCGAGCGGGTCGGCATGCTCTCCAGGAACGGAGGGCTGGACGCCGCCGGCCGCCGCGTCTACCCGCTGCGGGTGTGGAACGAGGCATCCGTGATGGCGTACCTGCGCGCGCGGAAGATCCCGCCGCCGCCCCGGCTGACGATCCTCAAGAGGTCGATGACGGGCGTCTCGTTCCAGGAGGACGTGCTGATCGCGATCCGCGACAGCTACCCGGACGACTTCGAGAAGATCGTCGAGAAGTTCCCGTACCTGCCGGCGAAGCTGGTCAGGTACGAGCTGAAGAGGAAGACATGGAAGCAGAGCACGTACGTCGACAAGTGGCGGACGTCTCTCAAGGACAGATGATGAAGAAGCAGGCGACAGGAGGCGGCAGCCTCCACCCAGCGCAGAAGTTCGTCGTCGCGCGCGTCCACCGCGAGAAGATCAAGAATGCGCCGTACAACCCGCGACAGATCGACGACCACGCGAGGAAGAAGCTCAGCAACAACATCAAGAAGAAGGGGTTGCTGGACGCGCTCGTCTGGAACAAGCGGACAGGTAACCTCGTGTCGGGGCACCAGCGGTTGAGCATCCTGGACGACCTCAGCAAGACGGGAGTCAGCTACGCGATAGACGTCGCGGTGGTCGACCTGTCGGAGCGCGAGGAGAAGGAGCAGAACCTGTTCTTCAACAACCCGAGCGCTCAAGGTGACTACGACGTCGATAAGCTCGGGAAGATGATAGTAAACGACGAAGTCGACTACAAGTTGTCGGGGTTCGACGACATGGACCTGCAGATGCGGTTCGAGGGCACCGACTACGCGGTGACGATGTTCGACGACGACAAGGCGCCGCAGTCGGTGCAGGACGACCTGGAGCAGCTGGAGGAGATCCAGCGCATGAAGCGCGAGCGGAAGGCGCACCGCGACCGCGACCAGGACGCCAACGACCCGGAGTTCTACGCGGTGGTCGTGTTTCCGGACCGCGACGCGCAGGGGCAGTTCATGGAGCGCGTCGGCATGGACAGGAACGCCCGCTACGTGGACGGGGCTCGCCTCCACACGTCGCTGGAGGCGGCGAAGCCGCGGACCAAGACGTACGACGGCGAGCCGTTCGAGGAGATGACGTTCTGGGTCGCCAGGGACCAGAAGCAGGTGATCGAGGACGAGCTGACGCGCATCGCGGCGCTGATGCGAGGGAAGAACCTGCGGGGCCGCGCGCTGGAGGCGATGGCGGTGATATCGTCGCAGACGTCGACGGACAACATCATGGGTGAGGAGCCGGAAGCTCGACCCGAACCCAAGCCGAGGAAGAGGAGATCAGATGCCTGAAGACGTCGAGGATCACGTGGCGATGATGTTCCACGGGCTCGTGTCCGACCTCCAGCATAACGACGTCGCGGCGTTCGAGCGGGAGCAGGCGCGCCAGGCCGCCGCGCGCGCCGAGCTGCGCAAGCGGACCCCGAATCAGGGCCTCAACGCGGGCGAGCTGCTGAAGCAGCTCGACGGTGACCCCGCGGCGGCGGACCGCCGGGTCCAGAGCGAACTGGACCGCATCGACCGCGAGTCCAAGGCAGCCGCGGAGAAGAACAAGAGCAAGGTCGCGCCGTTGCCAGAAGGGCACTTCCCACCCCCGCCCGAGAGCGAGTAGGCTGTCGCGATGAAGCCGCAGCGCTACACGTGCTCTCAGTGCGGGTGCTCTTGGCTCGCTGCCGCCGGCCAGGGCGCTCGGTGCCCCAACGGGTGCGACGTCGTCGCGAAATCGGAGGGCGAGTTCACGATGAAGACGTTCCAGGGCGGCGACGACCTGAAGAAGGGGCTCCGCTGAAGCCGTGCGGGTGTTCGGGACCACGCGGATGATCTGCACGCTGGACGCCGACCAGCTGCAGAAGGCGTTCGACCAGGAGGTGACGTTCGACGACACCGACCCGGCCACGGCGGCGCACACCCAGTCGGGTTTCGTCACGCTCGCCGCCTCCGCGTCGAGCCAGCCGTTCTCGTTCGGCAGCGTCACCGCGGCGTCGACGGTCCTGGTGATCGCGTACGACCCGGTCCAGGTGCAGCTCAACGGCAACGCCGCGCCGCTCGTCGACGTTACTCCGGTGCCGGCGAGCGCCGCGACCGCGGTCACCTCGGTCTACCAGCGGCAGGACCAGCCGGGGCACCTGAGCCTGCGCGGCAAGGTCACGAGCCTCCACCTGACCAACCCGAGCAGCACGGAGACGGCTCGCGTGTTCGTCGCCGTCGTGGGCGACGCGGCGTAGCGCTGGACGCCCGCGCGAGGTGACTGGTATGCTGGCTGCATGTCAGCGGGAACCGTAATCTCCGGGGGTTTCCCCGGGCGTGTCGCGCAGGAAGTCCAGCCCAACCAAAAGTGCGAGGGCTGTCTCCACTACGACGGCCAGGCGGGGAGGACCGGGGCATGCACGATCGGGTCTCGCCCATGGTTGTGTGGGGACGGCGGTGCCCAGGACGTCGGCTACGCGCCGATCGCTGCCGGCGCGGGCAGCTACCTGCCGGACATGAGCAACCACGGCGCGCACGCGCCGGAGGTCGACGGGCAGCACTCGTCGGACCTGCACGGGGTCGGGTCGACGAGGCCGGTCGTGTTCCGGCAGGTGTCGCTCGGCGAGGAGCACGTCCACCTCGTCAAGAGCATGGTCGAGCAGCACGGCAGGATCCAGAAGTCGCAGTGCAGGTTGTGCTCGCTGGCGGGCGCGCGCGGCGCGTCGTCGGCGAACCACGAGTTCCAGACGTGCACCTGTGCCGCTCTCGACGCCGGCGTGGTCGCCAAGGCGATCGTCCAGCGGATGAGCAACGCGCAGCGCGTCGGTGTTCGGTTGGACGACGTCGCGCAGTGGGTGCGTGACGTGGCGAAAGCTGGGTTCCGGTTGCCTGTCCCGGACAAGGCACGCAGCTTGGGGTCTCACGTCGTCGACGACCAGACCGATCGCGGGCCGAAGAAGGGACCGAAGAGGTCGATCTCCGACCAGGTCCGGATCGACGACAGCGGGGGCCACCTCCGCCCGTCGTCGAAGTCGCCCGCGAAAGCACGGTGATCTATGGTCGACGAGCAGGTGGTCGCCTCGCAGCAGGCTGCGCTGCCGGCTGACATCCAGAAGGCGGTCGCGGCGGCGTTCGAGGAACTCCGCGAGCGGGCGTGGTCGAACGAGTCTGCGGTGGCGAAGGCCAGCGCCGCGCCGAACGACAACCAGCCGAAGTCGTGGTTCGCCGACCCGTTCGCGCTGCTGGACTCGGTCGGCATGGGGTACCGCAACGCGCCGACGTACCTGACGTACGACACCCTGCGCCAGGTGGCCGAGCGCGACACCTACGTCGCGCCGATCATATTGACGCGGATCGACCAGATCAACACGTTCGCTAGGCTGCAGCCGAACAAGTATTCCGTCGGGTTCTTGATTCGCCCGCGATTCGGCGACAAGAAGCGCATGTTGTCGCGCAGCGAGAAGGAGCGGACCGAGCACCTGGCGATGATGGTGCTCAACACGGGGATCGAGTACAACCTCGGCCGCGACGGGCTCAGGCAGTTCATATCGAAGTTCGTGCGCGACTCGCTGACCTATGACCAGGGGTGCTTCGAGAGCATCCGAACGCGGTCCGGAGGTGTCCACTCGTTCCACGCGGTGGACAGCGCGACGATCCGGACGACGACCCCGAAGCAGATGAAGGGGACACCTCCCCGGATCAACGACCTCAAGAAGGACATCCGCTACGTCCAGGTCATCAACTCGTCGATCACGGCGGAGTTCACCATCGACGAGATGGCGTTCTGCGTCCGCAACCCGAGGTCGAACGTCAAGACGTACGGGTACGGGCTGCCCGAGATCGAGACGCTGATAACGACGATCACCAGCCACCTGTGGGCCGAGGAGTGGAACCGCCGGATGTTCTCGCAGGGGAGCACCGTGAAGGGTTTGCTCAACGTCAAGGGCAACTTGCCTCCCGTCCAGTTCGAGGCGTTCAAGCGGATGTGGCACTCGCAGGTCGCGGGGGTCCAGAACGCGTGGAAGACACCGATGCTCAACTCGGAGGAGGTGCAGTGGGTCCCGCTGCAGCTCAGCAACACCGAGATGGGCTACCAGATGTGGATGGACTACCTCTGCAAGATCACCTGCGCGTTGTTCCGGATCGACCCGGCTGAGATTAACTTCGACCTTCGGGGCGGCGTGGGCGCGGCGCCGGTGTTCATGTCCACGAACGAGGCGCAGCAGAAGGCGAGCAAGGATCGCGGACTGCAGCCGCTGCTCGACTTCGTCGCGGACGCCATCAATCGTCACATCGTCTGGAAGATCGACCCGCGATTCGAGTTCGCGTTCATCGGCCTCGACGCGAAGACCGAGGAGCAGGCCATGCAGCTCCGCCAGCAGCAGGCCCAGTCGCACCTCAAGTTGAACGAGGTGCGCGCGATGGACGACCTGCCGCCTGTCGAGTACGGCGACGTCGTGCTCAACCCGGTCTACATCGGGTATCGGACCCAGATGATGATGGCACAGCAGCAAGCGCAGCAGCCGGGGCAGCCAGGTCAGCCCGGCCAAGACGGGCCGCCGCCCCGGTTCACGCAGCCGCCGGGGGACGAGGAGGAGCACGGCGCTGACCAGATCCGGCAGTTCGCCGAGGACAAGCCGGGCCGGGCGGCGTCTTCCGACGAGGGGTCCGGTCCGTCTCCGCGCGTGCTGTCGCGCCTGCACATCGACGACTGGGACTCCGTGGTCAGCCACTCGATCAGGAGCGACGACCTCGCGAAGGCCGAGGTGTACGACGTCATCGACATCGACTAGGATCGCCGGGGTGAGCGTTTCGACCCCCTACCAGTTCGCGAAGCGCGGCAACTTGTTCATCATTCCGGTCGGGCCGTCGATCGACGAGGTCCCGTACCCGGCGCAGTCGTTCACCAAGCCGCCGCCGGCGAACTCGCTGTGGGTGAATGGTCGGATCCAGGAGACCGGGCTCCACCACGACCACGCGCGCATGTCGACGCACCTCTACCGCGAGGTCAGGGACGACCTCACGCGCTACTCGCCCGTCGAGGTCACGAGATCGGCTTTCTGCCGCTCCCACCACGCGTACGTCGGGGTCATCGACTCCCGAGGGGTTCCCTACTACTTCGCGCTCGACTCGCGCGGCGTGTCGGTGCGCGCGGCTGACTCGGAAGAGGCGGCGTGGAAGGCGTTCGACCGGATGTCGGACGGGGAGCACGCGGAAGCCGTGCGCCAGCGCCGCGCGGAGTCCGCCGAAGAGGTGAGGCGAAGCGGCGGAACAAGCCTCGTGATAACCAAAGGACTTAAGTACGGCAAGAAGACTGAGTGGAAGCACAACGTGCCGCACTCCACATGGTGGAGGAAGCTACCTAAGACCGAAGCGAGAGATGACCAAGGTGGTGATGACGATCACGACTTGGCCGACGCGCATACAGCGAACCCCAAGAAGGCAAAAACTTCCCAAACGAGCAGGTGGCGAGCTAAGTATCCGGGAGGGAAAGTAGACAAGATGACGACGAACAAATCAGAGATTCCACTCGTCGTCATCTCGGCCGTAGCGGCGGATGCGGGTGATCGCTCTGCTGGAGTCGATCCCGCGACGTACGCTGGCCTGAAGTACGCCGCTCTGATGCGACGGCTTGGAGCTGACCTCTGCGAAGACGAGGATCTGGATCCGCCCGTACCTGCCGATGAGCGCTTCTTGGACGTAGCCGTCGTCAAGGCGCTCCCGAAGAAGCCGAAGGTCGACGAGGTCAAGAAGACGCCGGCTCGGTCAGCGTCGAAGAAGCAAGCAGGCGCCGGCGGCAAGACGCGGTACACGTACCTGAGCGAGAAGAAGTCAGGAGCAGGTAACCAGGTGCCGCTCGTCATCGCGCACGATGACCACAAGCACGCCGATCCGTTCGAGCTCGCCAACCAGCTCGGGGTGTCAGTGCGGACGCTGCAGGCCGCGGCGCGCCGGTTGGGGCGTTCCGGGTTCGCCACGTTCATGCGGTCGCGCCTCAAGCGGTTCGCCGCGAAGCATCGTTTGGATCCTGACTACTGGAACACGCTGTACGTGTCGTTGGAGTCGGGAGATGTCGACGTCAAGAAGAGTGAGAACGTCGACCTGAAGAAGTTCGGAGATGATGCAAAGAAGGTCGCGTCATCCGTACCAGAAAGCCACGTCGGGAGGTTTCACGGGAGCGACAAGGTGTTCATCCATCACGTGCATCACGAGATGAAGCGCCGTGGGATGTATTCTGGTGGGTTGGACGAGTTCAAGAACCATCTAGTAGAAGCGCAACATAAGAGACATGTTAACTTGTCTCGAGCTGACCTAGTCGGCGCGATGGATCCGAAGCACGTGTCGCAATCTGAGACTCATGCTAACGGAGCTAGCTTCCACTTCGTTAATGCTGGGCACAACCCGCACGCAGCTAAAGAACTAGATCACGCGCACGCGCCGCAGAGTGCTGGACACGCTGCGACAGATAAAATGAAGACGACGCGAGCGAAGCCGCATAAGAGCATCCATCATGAAGTGGCAGGTGTGTTGTCGCAAGAAGCACGCGATGCAACTAAGCACGCGACTAAAATAAATACTAAAGAAGCACATCTCGCGGCAATGACTGCACACCACCAGGCCGGAGCACAGCACCAGAAGGCATCCGGTGACGTGAACAACAAGACAGCGCTTAAGCACTTCGACCAATCGGTGTCTCACCTCAAGGCGTCGAAAGCGGCGAACTGACGCCAGCCTGGCTGATGTCCTGTACGAAGCAGCCGCGGTGCTGGTAGGCTATGCGTCGATGCCGCGACAAGTCACGAAGGGCTTCCAGCTGGTCACGCTCGACGAGTGCTACCGCGACGTCGTGAAGGCGGACGGCGGAGCGGGTTCTCCGCGCCAGGTCAGCACTCCCGCTTCGCCGCCGCCGAGCACGTCGGACGTGGCGAGCCGCCCGAAGAAGTTCCCGCGTCGGCTGAAGCCGACCGTGCGGATGAAGCCGATCAGCGACGCGGAGGCCATGGCTCACATCGCGAGCGGCACCTACAACCCGAACAAGCAGAAGTCGCTGCGCTGGCTCGTCGCGCTCAAGGCCCTCGCGACCGGGTACTCGAAGACGTCCGGGGGCGGGGCGCTCAAGGCGGCGAACCGTCGGAGCCGGGATCGGCCGAGCCGCCGGAGCTGGCGCACGGCTCCGTACCTCGGCCCCGACGGTCGGTACGGGAAGATGAGCGGCAAGGACCGCCGGCGGTCCCTGCGCCGAGCGATGGAGGCGATGTCGTCCCCCATCGGGTCGGCGAAGCCGCCGAGCGTGTACCTGCCGGGAGTCCACAACCCGAAGTCTCCGGTGCGTTCCGCGTCGGGGATCAAGAAGCCGAAGAAGCTGGCGGTCGCGAAGCCAGGCAGCTCAGGTAACAGCATGGGGAAGGCCGGCGAGACCGCCGCGGTGGGTCGCGGGAGTCGAGGCGGCGCTGTTGGGGCGATCACCGGCGCCGCCGTGGGTCGGACCCTCAACGACGCGCGCCATGGCAACTCTCCTGGACGCGACGTGACGCGGTTCGGGATAACAACCGTGGCGTCTAAGCCATCGAACATCTCAGCGAGCGAGCGCGAACGGATAAGCGCCAAACGTGCGGCGCGGATGGCAAAACAGACAGCCGAGAAGTCCAGCAATCTGGAGAGCAGCATGGCGAAAGCGGAGCACAGCTTCGGTAGAGGGGACCTCGTCGTCCACAACGCGAGCGCGGACCCGAAGGCTCACGGGACCATCGGCGCCGTCGGTCCTCGCTCCACGGGCACACACATCCATCTCCGGACCGCGGGGTCTCCGCCTCGGATGGTCCACCACAGCGAGGTCCGCGCCGCGACCGCGGACGACATCAAGCATCACCAGAGCACGGTGCACAAGCTCCACGGCCTCGGCTTCACCGACCAGGCGACCGCGAAAGGAATTTCCATGTCGACGACGAATTTCAACGACCTGTTCAAGTCGGAACTCGGTACGCCGGAAGACGAGGTCCTGACCGACTGCCCGCACTGCGAGGCGCCGATCACCAAGGGTGACCTCGAGAAGGCGCACAAAGGCAAGGGCAAGACGACGCACCAGACCGGACCGAAGCACGGGAAGTCCAGCGCGCACGTCCGGGACCACAATCCGGAGGGCGGGACGATGCGGGGCGGCGACGGGCGTGGCGTCCACACGTCGAGCCGAGGCGTCCCCGGCGCGAAGAAGACCGACGAGGTCCGCATGGTCGGCCAGGGGCGGCGCGTGTTGAAGGCGGACGACGTGTCCGGAGAAGATGACCTGGATGACCGGACGAGCAAGGCCGAGGTCCCGCCGACCAAGGATGTCAACAAGTCCGTCATCACGATCCGAGGCACCGAGTACGTGCAGTACGTCGACGACGGGTCGGATGGTCGGATCGCCAAGGCTATCGCCGAGGGAGCCATCGGCGGGACCTCCCCGACTCAACCGCTCGACCTGAACAACGACCTCTCGCGGCTCCTGATCTGACGCGTGCCGTCCGTCAGCCTCGACGCGATGTTCGGTGACGGAGGGGCGGACCTGGGCGGCGACGTCGTCGCCAAAGCCCAGGTCCGGTTCCGCGTCCGGCCGCCGGCGCACCCGGCGGCGCAGGACGTCGTCGACCGCGTCGTGTCGGCGTACGACGAGCGGCTCGACATGATCCTCGACGAGATCGTCGCGGTGATCCGATGTGCGAACTCGGAGCGTCCACCCACACCCGTCCTCGTGGTCGAGGGTGACCGCTCCACCCCGCGGGATCTCGTGGCGAAGGCCACGCCGCGCGCGCCGTTTCGTCCGGGGTCGCGAGGAGGCAAGTGGTACCGCGACAGCAAGGGCAACGTGCGCTACGGGGAGCCTCCCGAGGGGCGTTTCATGGGGAACGCCGGGACGGATGCCCCGATGCCGCACCTCGACCACTTCCGGCCTCGTCAGTTCATGGGCACCTTCGGCAGCGACCGGGAGCTGACCGGGTTCTTGGTCGAGCACGGGAGCAAGCACGGGTTCTCCGACAGCGAGCTCCGGTTCCTCAGCGCGTGGTACGGCACCAGCGACGGGGACGGCGGCGCCCTCTACGACGCGTTCCTCGAGTGCGCCGGCTTGACGCGAGAGGAGGCGGCGAACGACGTCACTAACCTCCGCTTCGGCAGCAAGCAGCTCACGTACGAGGAGGCGGTGTTCGAGTTCTTCGCGGCGCAGGGTGCGCTGTTCATGGGCGAGGAGCCAACCTCCCCGGACCAGGTGAAGGAGTGGCACGCCGTGTTGAACGACGAGATCAAGCCGCTGCTCGACGACGTGTTCGTCAAGTACGAAGGGATGAAGGATGACGAGTCCCTGCAGGAGCACTTCGCGGGCGAGTCCGGCCGGCAGCGTCGCCGGTTCTTCGACCACGCGCGTCGCTGCGCAGGTGACGTCGACGGGGTCTCCGACTCCGTCGTTGGTGACTGGGATCCGACCCGGGTGACGGACACGGTCTTGATGGGTATGCAGGCTCTCGGCCTGATCGCCCGCCGCGCCAGGGCGGAGCACCACGCGTACGTCCACGGGCGCCCTCACCTCCGCGACGCGGTGGTCGTCGACGGCAGGTTGATCGCCAACGGGTCTGACAGCCCGCTTCTCGAGGGCGGCGGCAAGCTGGCCGAGCTGTCGTCCTCGCAGCTCATGCTGCTCTACGTGGCAGCCGAGCTGCACCGCAGGTGGGACGCGCACGCGCGGTCGTTCTCGCCGGAGAAGCAGGCGGACGTCGGCGCCGGCGAGCTCGGCGAGGCGGTGTTATCCGCGCTCGCGGGGAAGACTCCGCGGTGGGCCGAGGTGTCGAGCGTGATCCGCGGGCGCCTCGCGGAGCTGGTCGACCTCGTGGTGTCGCGGCTCAACGCCGTCAACTCCCGCGAGGGTCTGCCCACCAAGCACGGGCCGGCGAAGCGGCGGCGAGGGTCGCGGTGACCGCCGGCCCATTCATCCTCGAGATCGACCCCGGCGTCGAAGGCGACGTCCCGTCGCTCCACGCGCTGACGCCGGCGTCCGTGCTCGTGGTCCTGGGTCGAGAGGACCTCGAGCAGAAGCTCGCGGCCTTCGCCGACCCGGTCAGGAACAAGGTCGTGCGCAACGCGCCGAAGGACCGGCGATGGTACGTCGAGAAGATCCTCCCAGCGCTGCGGTTCTACTGCGACAAGTACGACGTCGAGCAACCGAGCTGGCTGGTGGGCAACAACCACTGGGAAGGGATGCCGCGGGACGAGCAGGAGCGGCTGTTCGGGCCAGGGGACCTGCGGTTCCGAGAATTCCGACCCGTGAGCTGCCCGGACATCGCCGTCGTCCGCGACGGCGACGACGAGCAGGAGCCCGCGTAGTGGCTCCCCGCATTCTGTCGCCGCTGCAGCGCCGGCGCATCCAGCAGGCGATCCGCGACGGCCACCTCGCGTTCCTGGCGGAGGTGTTCGGACCCACCGCGATCGACGCGGACGACTACGACCGGCTGCGCGCCGCCGGCAAGATCCGAGGCGAGAGGCTGATGCCGCAGGACGCCGCGCTGGCCGCCCACGCGATCGGGGCGATCGCCGGGCACGAGCAGGCGGATGGTCCGTCAGGTGACGGCAGCTTGCTGTCCGCGCCGGACGAGTTCTGGCAACACGTCCGCGACGACCCGCAGGTCATCACGGAGGCCGAGCGCGAGGCCGTGACGGTGATCCGCGACCGGGTCGCGCAGTACGTGCGCGGGCTCGGCGACGGCCTCGACGCCGCGGTCGGCCACATACTGATCGACGTCGACGACGAGGCCCGGAAGGTGCGGTTGGTCCGAGGGGCCGCAGACGAGCGGGCGTCCAAGCAGGTGGTGATCGAGCGGGTCCGGGTGGCGATCAACAACCTCCGGCGGGACTGGCTCCGCGTCGCCCACACCGAGCTGCACAACGCGGCCGAGTCGGCGAAGGCGGTCGTGCTGGCGGGTCGCGACCCGGCGGTGTTCAAGCGCCCGCACCCGGACGCCTGCGCGTTCTGCAAGCTGCTGTACTTGAAGCCCGACGGTTTGACGCCGCGCGTGTTCAGGTTGTCCGCGCTCATCGCGAACGGCACGAACGTAGGTCGGCGAGCTCGCCGGCCGACGAGGTCGGGCAGGTCCCGCACGGAGTGGAAGCCCGTCCTCGGGGCGGTGCACCCGTTCTGCCGGTGCTCCATGAGCGTCCTGCCTGGTGGCATGGGCTTCGACGCCCACGGCCAGATGGTGTACGTTGGCGTCAAGAAGTCGGTGTCGGTCGAAGCGATCGACAAGGATCTCGTCAACCACACCTGCGAGGAGTGACACAGATGGCGCGCATCACAGGAACCGTATCGCGCAGCGTACCGCTCGACCCCGTCATCGGCCGCCCGCTGACCCTGTCCGGCACGTTCGACCTCTTCGTGTCGGGGGCCGAGCTGGCGCGCATCACGCCGACGCTCGAGTCGCTCATCGCCTCGGGCATCATGACGAGCCACAACAGGTACCAGGAGAGCGACAGCCTCGTGGCCAACGTCACGGCCCCGATCGTCGACGTCGCGGCGAGCGGCACCGCGACGCCGGCCCCGCTCCAGACCATCTCGATCGCGGTCCCGGACGCCGCCGGCGACAACACGTACACGTACACGTCGGCGAAGAAGATCGAGGTCGTCGACGTCGTCGTCCACAAGAACGGGGCCGGCGCCGGCAACACGATCCAGCTACAGGACAACGCCGCCGCCGCGATCTCCGACGCGATCGTCGCCGCCGTCGACAAGGCCGTCACCCGAGCAGGGACGCTGGACCAGACCAAGAAGGTCATCAACGCGGGCTCAACGTTCAAGCTCCTCGCCCACCGCGCGGCCGGGACGATGGCGTCCGAGGTGTACCTGGTCGTCATCCTCCGGTGAGACGGGCGTCCGCCGCATGAGCGAGTTCTCAGACCTCGTAATGCGCGAGAAGCCGCGGAAGCTCGGCAAGGCTCCGGGCGGCAAGAGCGGGGCTTTGCTCGCGTCGTACGAGGGAGGAGTCAAGGCGATCGTCAAGGTCACCAAGGACAAGCTGCCGAGCGGCCACCGCAAGCAGCGCGGCATCCCGGCCGAGGCTCACCCGACGCGGGAGGTCGCGTTCTACAGCGCCGCGCTGATGCTCGGGTACGGAGAGCTCGTGCCGGAGACGGTGCTGACGAGCAAGGCTGTGCCAGGCGCGACGGCGTCGGCGCAGCTGTTCGTCCCCGCGCACCAGCTCCACGAGGTCGTGCCGGAGCTGAAGGACCTCGACGCGCCCGACTGGGGGCAGCACCTCGTCGAGGCGTGCGCCAGGGTACCGAAGGTGTTCTGGAAGCGGCTCCTCATCCTCGACATCCTCGGCGGGGTCCGCGACCGTCACGCGAACAACATCGGCCTGCGCCTGCGCGTAGTCGACGACCAGCCGGTGTACAGGAACGTCGCTTGGGACAACGCGGTGTCGTTCGGCAAGACGTTTGATCGTTACCACAACGTGTTCCACAAGCACTTGTTCCGGAGAGCTGTGGACCTCGGAGAAGAATGGCAATCTGTAGACAAGTTGACCCGCGCTGACCTGCGAGGAGCAGTCGGCATGTACTTGCAACCAGACGAGCTCGAGCATGCCTACCTGCGCGTGCGGTTCTTCCGCGACTACCCCTACCGATTGCCGTGGCGCGTCTGCAGCAAGGGCAACGACGACCCGCACGGTTTCCCCGACTACGAGACGTATTTCCGGTCGTGTGTCGGGGGCCCCCGACACACGGCACACGTCGCGGCATGAACTTCGTGTATATTCAACCCGTGGTGACCCGAGATGCGTGAGCGCGACCATGTCGACCGCCTCCTGGAGAGCGACGACTTCTGCGTGTGGACTCCCATCGACACCACGCTGATAGAGAAGTCAGCCAAGGCGGGCGTCGACGTCGAAGCGACGCGCCCGATCGGCGGGTGGTGCTCGACGGAGAACATCGACAGGCAAGAGGAAGTGGTCGTTGCCAAGGGGCTCGACTTCTCCGAGTTCGTGCAGTTCGGGTACTTCAACGACAACCACCGGCAAGACACCGCGTCGGTGCTCGGGTACCCGAGGCTCGCCAAGCTCCACAAGGCGGGGTGGTGGACCGAAGGTAACCTGCTGCCTGGTTACCCGCCGGCGGACCGCGTGTGGGAGCTGGCCAAGGCGCTCGCGAAGTCGCGGGCCCCCCGCAGCCTCGGGTTCTCCATCGAGGGCAAGGTGCTGGAGAGGGACGGAGGATCGCGCATCGTGAGGGCGAAGGTGCGCAACGTCGCCATCACCAACGCTCCGGTCAACACCGACTGTACGTGGTCCATCTTGTCAAAAGCGTTCTCCTCGGCGGGCCGGGTGGAGACCGCGGCTCGCAAGGCTATGGCAGAAAACCGGACGATGGGGCAGAGTCAGGGGGGCCACAGCGTGAGCAGCATCATCCACCAGCGCAACGTGGTCCTCAGCTTCGACGAGGCGGTCGACCGCGTGCGGAGGATCCACCCGCACCTCAGCAAAAGCGCGTGCGCGCGCGTTGTCCGCTTCGCGGCGCGTCGCTAGGAGATCCGAACCATGCCTGCCACCAAGAACACGTTCTCGCCGCGCCCCTGGCAGAGCCAGCAGGACGGCAACGTCCACACGGGCGTCGTGTCCGTCACGGGGTCCGCCGTGGTTGACCTCGGGATCGGTCACGGCAACTTCGTCCCCTGCGTCAGCTTGCAGGGTTCGACGGCGGCGATCGCAAACGCGGCGGCCAACGTGACGTGGTCGTACGGGCCGCAGCCGGGTCAGTTCACGATCTCCACGTGGAAGGCGACCGCCGCCGGCACCACCACGTTGATCGCCGCCACCGCGGCGGTCAGCGTGTCGTTCATCGCGTTCGCCGATAGTTCGGCGGGAATTTAGAGAAGGAGACGGATATGGGTAAGAACAACGTCATCCCGAACTTCGCCGACGTGCAATTGGCGAAGGTGAACAGGAACGAGTCCCTCACCGTGCCAGACACCATCCAGGCGGCGTCTCCCAGCGGGATCTCGTCGGGGTTGTCGCCGGCGACGCTGTTCGACAGCAAGCGCGCCACTGTCGGCGGCGCCATCTACGCTGCCTACAGCGACGCAGCGGGGCCCGCGAGCGACGACTTCCAGTACAACCTCAACCCCGGCGACGTGGTCGCGGTGAGCAACGCCGCCTCGGCGCTCGTGACGGTTAACGGGAACCTCGTCTACACGATCGCGAACACCAACGTCGCCGGCGTCCTCCTCTACTACGTGTAGAGGACCCGTCCGACCGCCGCCTCCTCCATCGCGCGTTAAGGAACTGACATGGCAAAGACCAAGATCGCTGAGGGCAAGCTCCTCAAGGCCATCGCCGAGCTCGAGGCGGTCACGAAGGGTGACCCGCTGGAGGAGGCGGACCCCGAAGGCGGGTTGTCCACCGAGGGTGAGCCGCTCTCCGACGGGGCTCCTCGCGGGCGCGGCGACGCGACCAAGAAGTCGCGCCGGGCGAGCGCGAGTTCCCCGTTCGGGTCCAGGTCGTCGAGCTCGGCGTCTTCGGACGCGAGCTCGGACGATGGCGACGACGCCGACGCGATGTCGCCCCAGAAGCCCATCCCGAAGAAGGGAAAGAAGGTCAGCAAGGCCGCCCCGCCGCCGGCCGAGAGCAGCGAGTCGGACAGCGACGACGACTCCAGCGCCGGGTCCAGCGACTCCGACGATTCCGACGATGCGGACAAGTCGTTTCGCGACGCGGCCGAGGGCGACGAGGTGATGTCCAAGGGGCTCGTCGTCAACGAGTTCCTGGAGGCGATGGTCGACCAGATCAGCCTGGCGCTGTTCAACGTCCAGAAGTCGATGGCGAAGTCGCTCAAGGCGATGGAGCAGCGTCTCCAGTCCCACATCGACGACCGCGTCGCCAAGAGCGCGGCGGGTCAGGGCGACTTCAATGCCCGCCTCGCGAAGGCGGTCGCGGCGATCGGCAACACCGTGCAGGGCGAGCTGCTCGGCATGGCGGACATGGTCAAGTCGATGGCCAACCAGCCGGTGTCCGGCCCGCGTGGCAAGGCGGTGCTGAGCAAGGGAGAGGTCAACGCGCCGCCGTGGAGCGGGCCGTCGGCAGTCAACGCCGACCAGCGGATGGCGAGCGGGTCGGGCGGGGACTACGTCGCGGAGCTGAGCGAGCTGTCCCCCGAGGCGATCGGGGACTGGCTGTTCAAGAAGTCGGCGAGCCAGGCCGTGGACCCGCGGGTCATCATGGCCTGGGAAGCGGATCGCTACAACGTCGAGGTGTTGCCTGTGCAGATCCGCAAGGCCATCGCCAACGACCTCATCAAGTAAGTAGAAGGGAGGCGCCCGAAATGATCTCGATGAAGGACTACGAGGGTTACCACGGCTTCGGGCAGCTCGCCCAAGTCGAGGTTGACGAGCTGAGCAAGGCGCTCAGCTCTGGTTACCAGAATCCGCCCGTCTCCGGCTCCAACGCGCTGCGCGTCGAGTCGCTGGAGCAGACGCTGCGGATCCTGACGTTCACGCAGGCGCACGTCCAGTTCTGGCGGGACATCCCGAAGCTGCCCGCCTTCTCGACGGTCGAGGAGTACAACGTCCAGACGTCGTACGGCTCGGAGGGTGGCATGTTCACCCGCGCCGGCGAGCTGCCGCAGGTCCAGGACGCGTCGTACGAGCGCCGCACGGCGCTCGTGAAGTACGTGACCACGCAGCGCGAGGTCGACCACCCGACGACGCTCGTCCGGCCCGCCCACGGCAACGTGGTCGCGCAGGAGACCCAGAACGGCGGCGTCTGGATCCTGGAGCGCGTCGAGCGCGCCCTGTACACGGGCCGCAGCGACGTCATCACCGAGGCGTGGGACGGTCTCGACCAGCAGATCCGCAGCGACCCGAGCGCGGCGAACGTGGCGATCATCGACCTCCGCGGCGGCATCTTGACGGAGGACAACGTCGAGGACGCCACCAACCGCGTCATCGAGAACTACGGCGTGCCGACCGACCTCTACGCCGCGCCGAAGGCGCTGTCGTCGATGGTCAAGCAGTTCTACCCGCGCGAGCGGTTCAACATGCCCGCGCCGGTCGACGGCGTCGTCGGCATGTCGGTCAACCGGATCCGCACGCAGGCGGGCCTGATCAACCTGAAGGGCAACATCTTCCTCCGCTCGGGGAAGAACAACTCGGTGAAGAACGCGCCCGCCGCGGCCAACTCGGTGCGGGCCCCGGTGGTGCCGAGCGCCTCGGCCGCGAACACCGCCGGCCCGATCGCCGCGTCGCTGTTCGGGGCCGGAGACGTCGGCACGTGGCGCTACCGCGTCACCGCGGTCAACCGCTTCGGCGAGTCCGCCGCCAGCACCGTGACGACCGCGGCGATCGCCGCCGCGCTCGACGAGATCACGGTGACGATCACCAACAACGCCGACAGCAGCGACCCGACGACCGGGTACAACATCTACCGCTGCCCGACGGTGGGCGGCGGGGTGGGCACCGAGCAGTACCTGACCCAGGTGCCGCGCGTCGCCGGCGCGGCGACGACGGCGTTCGTCGACGCGAACCGCTTCCTGCCGAACACGAGCCGCGCCTACCTCAAGCAGATGAACCTGCAGGCGATCTCGTTCCGCCAGCTGGCGCCGATGATGAAGATCCCGCTGGCGACCATCGCGCTCAGCATCCGGTGGGCGATGCTCCTGTACGGGATGCCGATCGTCTACGCGACGCGCAAGTTTACGATCTTCGACAACGTCGGCGACGAGTAGTATCATCGTCTGCGATGGTGATCGCAGACGATGATAAAGATGATAAGCCGGTGACGTTGTTGGTCCGTCAGTTGACCGACCGGATCCGCCGGCGCGGGTCCGACCAGCTGGTCAACTTGCCGATCGTGGACGGGATCGACATCGGCGACGTGTACCCCGTCTGCGACGTCCTCCCGCAGGACCCGACCGACGAGCAGTTCGACGACCTCGCCGTCCGGGCGTCCTCCTTCATGGAGGACGTCCACCGGCTGCACGTCGAGCAGCGGGCGGCGCGCGGCGACTCGATCGCGGCGGCGTGCGTGCCTCTCAGCATACCCATCTTCCACCGAGGACGTCTCCGGGAGGCCAAGGCGGCGGACGCGGCGCCGCAGCAGATGGCGAGCATCAAGGAGCGGGAGACGCTCTGCATATTCCACTTGCGCGTCCCGCTGTGGCGCGGGTACACGTGGGCCGGGCAGGCCGCGGCGATCGACGTCGTCGCTCGCCGGCACGGTCTCCGCTGCGTTGACCAGGGCCGCATCCCCGAGTAGCCGGGCGCGCCCGCATTCGGCAGTTGACCGGGCCCCCGGGACCGGCCGATCATCGCGGGCATGCCGCTCGCCAACGCCGCGATGGTCGACATCCTCAAGCTGCTGCTCAACAACACGACGTGGGCCGGGATCGGCGACACCACCGGGATCGTCGGGTCCGGCGCGGCGGGGTCGCTGTTCCTGAGCCTGCACACGTCGACGCCCGGCGCGGCCGGGGACCAGACCACGAACGAGATCAGTTACACCGGGTACGCGCGCGTCGCGGTGGCGCGGACGTCCGGCGGCTGGGTCGCCACGTCCAACCCGGCGACGCTGGCGGCGACCGTGAGCTGGCCGCAGATGACCGCCGGCACCGGCGGCACGGCGACGTTCGTCGGGCTCGGCAAGTCGTCGAGCGGGGCCGGCGAGCTGATAGCGTTCGGGGCGATCTCCCCGACCATCCCGGTGAGCAACGGCGTCACGCCGCAGCTCACCACGGCGACCACGTTCACCCTGTCCTGAAGGAGGATTTTCGTGGCGATATTCATCGACCAGATGGTGGTCCACGTCGTCGGGTCCGGCGACGACACCCGCCCGCCGGGGATCACCGGGGACTCGTGGTGTCACGCGGTGTCCACCACGGACCTCCTCGAGCTGGAGCTGTTCTTGACCACCAACGCGGCCACGATCCTGTGCCCGCCGACCAACATCAGGACCCCGCTGCTCGGCAGCCGGCAGACCTACGTCGGCCTCAACCAGGTGCAGCTCGCCGCGGCGATCGCCGCCGGTGCGTCGCCGCGGCGCCAGATCACGACCGCGACCTCCGGGTTCGACTCCCCGGGGACCACCCCGTACTACGAGCCGTGAGCGGTGGCGTCCGCGTCGTCGACGTTCACCGGCACGGAGAACCCGCTCAGCGAGGGCGGGGCCTGGGCCACGCCGTCCGCCTTCTGGGGCTCCCTGCGCAAGGCCAACGGGGCCGGCGTCGCGGCGGTGAACACCGAGAGCGGGATGCGGTACGTCGCGGCGACGTTCACCGCTAACCAGTTCTCGCAGATCGTGCTCGCGTCGGTGCCGGCCGGCGCGCAGCTCTACTTCCAGTACGTCAACGTCCGGATGAACGCGACGGCCGGTCTGTACCAGGTCGCGACGTCGTCCGAGACCGGGCCGAACATCCTGCAGCTGTACGTCGTGTCGGACGCCGGCGCGTTCACGCAGATCGGGGCGGACATCACGACGCCGTCGAACCTGGCCGCCGGCAACGTGGTCCGGCTCGAGGTGGTCGGCACGACGCTGACGGTCAAGGTCGACCAGGGGAGCGGGTTGACCACGCTGCGCACCGCGACGGACTCGACGTTCTCGACCGGGCAGCCTGGGCTCGGAGGGTGGGCGCAGTCCGGATCCGACGTCCTGTTCACCACGAGCTGGTCGGCCGGCGACGTCGGCGGGCCTCCGCCGTTCACGGGCCGGACGCCGAGCTACATGTTCTCCATCTGAAGGAGGGTGCGCGATGCCTCGCTGCTACACCGTTAACCTGACGCCGACCTCGATCTCAGCCGCGACGGTCGACCTGATCGCGGTGCGCGCCGGGACCGACGTCCCGATCAAGGTCCGCGCGCTCCGCGTCTGGCAGACCAGCGACTTCGGGGACGCGCAGGACGAGGTCGTCACCCTCCAGCTCGTCCGCGGCAACACGACCGCCGGGTCCGGCGGCGCGACCCCGACGCCGGTGCCGAAGGACAAGAAGGACGCGGCGGCGAGCTTCACCGCGCGCACCGCTGACTCGACCGCGGCGAGCGCCGGCACGACGGACGTCCCGTACACCACCGGGTGGAACGTGCGCGCGCCGTTCGAGATGATATTCCCCGACGAGATGATGGCGCGCGGCGACCAGGCCGGCGGGTTCATCGTGCTCCGGCTCGGGGCGGCGCCGACCGACGCGCTGGTGATCGGCGCGTCGATGGACGTCATCGAGGGCTGACCCTGTCGTGTCCTTTTTCTCCCCGCCGCCTCTGCCGCCGCGACGCCGGCCTGGTCCGCCGCTCGGTGTCCAGAGCTCGGTGGACGGGGTCGGCGCGATCACCGGGTCTGGCGACCTGGCCGGCGCGTCGGCGCCGCCCGGCGCTGGCGCGCTGACCGGCTCCGGGACCCTGGCCGGCGCCGGCGCGGCGCTGGCCGCCGGGGCGGGCGCCCTGACCGGGTCCGGCACGCTGGCGGGAGCTGCCGCCACGTTCCCGCTGTCGGTGTCCGCCAACGGGCGCTACCTTGTGCAGGCCAACGGGACGCCGTTCCTGATCTGCGCCGACGCGACGTGGTCGATCTTCGTCGACATCCCGCTCGCCGGGCTCAGTTCGTTCCTCGGGACGATCGCCGCCCAGGGGTTCAACGCGGTCTCCGGCAACGCGATCGAGCACCACTTCTCCGTCGTCAAGCCACCCAAGGAGCGCGGCGGCCTCCTGCCGTTCACGCAGCGGATGGACGGGACGTCGTACACGGGGTCCCCGAACGGGACGACCGGGGCGTCCGGCACCCAGGGCCAGTTCGCTAGCGACAACTATAGCAACATAAGCAACCAGGCTCCGGACTGCACGTTCGTCAACAACAGCTACTGGGTGGTGCTGGAGACGATCCTCGACGCATGCCTCGCGAACGGGTTGCTCGTGTTCGTGTGGCCCGGGTACCTCGGGTTCAACGCCGGCGACGAGGGCTGGGCCGGCGAGATGGTGGCGTGGGACGCGGTCACCGGGGCTGGCGGCTTCACCGGGCAGCCGTTCGCCGACCCGACCAAGACGAAGATGTGGAACTACGGCGCGTGGCTCGCCGCGCGCTGGAAGAACTACGGCAACATCATCTGGGTGATGGGCGGGGACTACGGGTCCGGGACGCACCCGCTCACGGGCCCGCAGTCGGCGGCGGCGAGCAACCTGATGGCGGGGATGAAGTCGGTGGCGGGGCAGCAGTCGCTGCTGTTCACGGGTCACTGGGACCGTTCGTCGCTGTCGACGGACACGGCGTTGGCCGCCGGGTCGTTCGACGTCAACGGGTGCTACTCCGACGACGCGACCGCCGAGCTCGCGCGGCGTGGGTACGCCGCGTCGCCGACCAAGCCCGTCGTCGGGCTCGAGGCGTACTACGAGGACAGCGCGGTCGGCGGCAGCGCGCCGTGGAGGAAGTACCTCTACTGGCAGTTCGTCGGCGGGATCGCGGGCGGCTTCTTCGGTAACGAGCAGCTGTGGAGGTTCGACGACGGAACCCCGGGCACCGACTACACCACGCTGCTCTCGACCCAGTCGACGAACGACGCCGTGCGGCAGTTCTCGCTGTGGCGGACGCTGCCGTGGCACCGGCTGAAGCCGTCCGGGCTCGGAGGCATGGGCACGCTGATCACCGCGGGTGGAGGCACGGCGAGTCCGCAGTCGACCGACTACGTCGCGGCGGCGGCGACGTCGGAGGGTGACCTGCTGGTCGCCTACGTCCCGCCAGCGCACACGGGGACGATCACGGTGAGCATGACCGTGATGGCAGCGTCCGCGCGGGCTCGCTGGTTCGACCCGACCAACGGGACCTTCACGCAGATCGGCGTGGTCGCCAACACGGGGACCCACGTCTTCACCCTCCCAGGGACCAACAGCGCCGGCGACGCCGACTTCCTGCTCGTGCTCGACACGCCGGCCGGCGCGCTGACCGGCTCCGGGACCCTGGCCGGCGCCGGCGCGGCGCTGGCCGCCGGGGCGGGCGCCCTGACCGGGTCCGGCACGCTCGCCGGGGTTGGCGCCGCCTCGGCTGCTGGGTCTGGGACCCTAGCCGGGTCCGGCACGATCGCCGGGGTCGGGGCTGCCTCGGCCGCCGGCGTCGGCAGTGTCACCGGGTCCGGAGACCTCGCGGGGACCGGAGCCACCGTGATCCCGGGGTCCTCCGCGCTCGCCGGCTCCGGCACGATTGCTGGAGTCGGCGCCGAGCTCGCGGCCGGCGCTGGCGCGCTGACCGGATCGGGCACGATCGCCGGGGCCGGCGCGTTCGTGCTGCCGGGAGCCGGGGCCGGCAACCTGACCGGCTCCGGGACCCTGGCCGGCGCCGGCGCGGCGCTGGCCGCCGGGGCGGGCGCCCTGACCGGGTCCGGCACGCTCGCCGGGGTCGGGGCGGCGCTCGTCGCCGGCGCGGGCGCGCTGACCGGATCGGGGACGCTCGCCGGGGTCGCGGCCACGACCGCGCCCGGAGCGGGCGTGATCACCGGGTCCGGAGACCTGGCCGGCGCCGCCGTCGTGCCCGCGGCGGGGTCCATCGTCGGCTCCGGCACGATCGCGGGCGTTAGCACCAGCACCCCTGCTCCCGAGGTACAAACGAACATGCCGCCAGCTCCGGTGACCCCGTCGAACCAGCCGGCTGCGTCGGCGGTCATCAGGCAGACGTCGTCGCGGTTCAGCTCGGTGTTGTCCCTCGACGACCTGACGCCGAGGTACCTGCAGGACAACTACCTCACCGGGTTCACCATCACCGGGTCCGACGGCCAGCCGCTCCCGCCGAAGTTCTATGAGGACAAGATAGCCGACGCCATAGCGAAGCTGGAGAGCGTGACGCACATCGACGTCTTGGAACGAGACGTCACCGGAGAGAAGCACGACTACCACACGAACGACTACCTCAACTACGCGTACCTGCAGCTGTTCCGCACCCCCTGCCAGTCCATCAGCCAGGTCCGCGCGGTGTACCCGACGGGGCAGGTGATCCAGGTGTTCCCGTCCGAGTGGGTGCGCGTCTACGTCGAGCACAGCCAGATCCACCTCGTCCCGACCTCCGGCTCCCTCGCCCAGGTGATGCTCGGCGGCGGCAACGGGTACCTGCCGTTCATCTTCGCCGGCCTGTCGTACCTGCCGAACCTGTGGGAGGTCGACTACGTCTCCGGGTTCCGTGTGGACGGGGTCCCGCGGGAGGTCGTGAGCGCCGTCTGCAAGCTCGCCGCGATCGAGGTGCTGACCATCGCGAGCGACCTCGTCGGGCCGCTCGGCATCGCGTCTACCAGCCTCGGCATCGACGGCATGTCGCAGTCGATCGCCCGGCAGCTGCCGGCCTTCAAGGCGCGGATCGACCAGTACCGGGTCGACCTCGGCATCCCGGGCCCGGCGCTCGGGGTCGACCCGAAGTACACCACCGGAGAGATCGGGCAGCTCCGCCGCACCTACCTCGGCATGGTAGCGGTGAGCGTCTAGCGATGGGCGGCGTGACCAAGGGCGGGGGCGTCGCTCGAGGGGGAGGGATTCGGATCTCCGTCCCGTCGCCGACAGGCGAGTGGAACCCGCAGTGGCAGGACAACGTCGTCGACTTCGACCGCGACCAGTTCACCCGGTTCATCGCGGACAAGGGGTACGACGTGGTCTGGGAGAAGGCCGTGCTGTGCCCGAACGTGCCAGGCACCGGGTTGTCGCCGCGCGACCACGTGATCGGGTGCCCGGTCTGCGGCGGTGGCGGGTTCATCTACGTCGACCCGCAGCCGACGAAGATGCTGATGCAGGGGATCCGGCTCAACCAGAGCTTCTTCGCGTACGGCCGCTGGGACGTCGGGAACATGCTCGTGACGGCAGAGCCGGAGTTCACCATGGACTACTTCGACAGGCTGACCCTGCAGAACGGCGTCGGGCGGTTCACGCAGCGCCTGGTCCGCCAGCCCGGGGTCGCGGCGGACAAGCTCAAGTACGCGCCGCTGTGCTTCCACCACGTCGCGTGGGTCGACCGATCCGGGACGCTCGTCTCGTTCGCGGACGGTGTCGACTTCCGGACCTCGGCGGACGACTCGTCGGTCGAGTGGCTCGGTCCGGTTCAGCCCGACGCCGGCAGCTTCTACACCGTGTGCTACGACTACCGACCGCGGTACGTCGTCCTCGACCTCGTCCACCACCATCGCGACTCCACCATCGAGGGTCAGCACTACCAGTTCCCGGTGCAGGCGGTGGCGAAGCTCGACTACCTCACGCGGAACGAAGGTGCAGATGCGCGTCAAATTGTCGATAAGAATCCCTTCGAGTAGCAGAGGGTTCCTCGCGGACAAGGTGTCGCGCGCGTACGCGCGCGCCGTAGTCGACGTGGCCGGACCGCGGATCGCGTCCCTCGTCCGCGACCGGGCGTCCGCGGCGGCGGACAAGCTGGCTATGGGCTTCGCGCCGCAGTACAAGGCGGCGCTCGCCGGCGCCGACGCCGTGGTCGTCACGGAGAAGGCGGTGACGATCACGGTCACTGACCCGATCGTGGTCGCGGCCGAGCGCGGCGCCCCGGCGTTCGACATGAAGGCGAAGCTGCTCTCGCGCGGGAAGCCGAGCAAAAGCGGCGGCGTCTACGTGGACGTCCCGATTCGCCACAAGCCCGGATCGGTCCCGCAGGCGATCCGCACGGCGGGCCGCCGGGCGGCCAGGAGCTCCGGTGGCGTCGGCCAGGTCAGGCTACCGGCGAGGACCGAAGGTAGGGTATTCACGCGCGCGCTCCACCGCGGTCCGGTCGCCCAGGCGATCGGGGTCGCGCCGAAGAAGCAGGAGGTCAAGCACAAGCGCGGTGTCCACGACGACCTCGTGCGCAGCGCGACCCGGAAGCGGGGAGGTGGGTTGGTGGTGCGGTATACGACCATACGCAGGATATCGTCGCGCAGCGCGGCGTCGTCGTGGTGGCACCCGGGGTTCAAGGCGCGCCACGTCCTCGACGAGGTGCTGCCGCGATCGCGCCGGGAGATCGCGGCGATCATCCGCGACGCGATCGCGGCGAGGAGCGCGTGATGTCGGACACGGTGTCGAGCCCGAGCAGCAACTTCACGGTCCCGCAGACGCAGCCGGCCGGGCTGCGCATCCCGGAGTTCGCCATCCGCCAGCTCATCGGGTGGGCGATCGGGCGGGTGAGGGAGAAGATCGGGACGCCCGACGACGTCGTCGACCAGCTGTTCGCGTTCGTGCCTCACGACACGCGCGAGCAGTTCAAGCAGTGGCTGCTGCAGAACCAGAACATATATCTGGACGTAAGTTGGCCGAGGGACCCGGTAAGTCTGGCGATGATCGTTGTGGAGCCGCAGTCAGAAGCGGAAGACACCACCAGCACGTTTCTTGGCGACTCTGTCGGCACAACGATCCGCGGGCAGTTCAGCGGACAGACAGTTACAGAATCGCTCGCGTACGGAATTCCAGAGATACATAACACCAACATATACATCGCGTCGGACGACGATAGATTGACGCTGTTCTTGTACACGCTCGTGAAGTTCATCGTGCTTCACAACAAAGCGTCGCTCGATCGGTTCTACGACGTCCACAACCTTAGCTTGTCGGGCGGCGTGCTGGAGCACGAC